TGAGACTGGCGGTTCTCACTTTCCAGAGGTATACAAGACTTATCAAAATGTATACACTTGGAAGGTGTTAGAAGAATGCTATAAAGTGTTTCAAAATTCGCAACAGTTGTCGAAAGAGTATCTGGCAGTTGATTTCCTTTTTGACATCCAAAAACATTTTGAAATTGAGTTCAAAACACTTGACAAACCTACCGTATCCGACTATAATTAGTTATGTTGAGTTGATGAAGAAAGAAAAAAACAGAAATAAACGATCTGTCTCTGAGAAGAGTTTAGCAAGGGTTTGGTGTGGTAATGACTTCGACACCATGTAATAGTCAGTTCCTTGTTAGTTTTCGAATTTAAGATAAAACAGACAAATGCGGTCTGTCTCTGAAAAGAGTTAAGCAAGGATTTGGTGCGGTAATGACTTCGGCATCATGTAACAGTCAGTTCCTTGTTAGCATTAGAATTTAAAACAAAACGGAAATGAGCAATCCGTCTCTGAAAAGAGTTGATCAAGGGTTTGATGCAGTAATGACTTCGGCATCATGTAACAGTCAGTTCCTTGTTAGCATTAGAATTTGAAATAGACGGTATGTTTGAGTTCTGCAAACTGTTAAGTTAATTGTGGTTGACTTGCATACCGAGACAATCTAATGAGTTCATCCAGTGTGAATAATTAGACATTCGTTTTTTTTGCACCGTTCGTCTATCGGTTAGGACACTGCCCTTTCACGGCAGGAAGATCAGTTCGATTCTGATACGGTGTGCCAGTTTTTTAATAGGAGACCTGTCATGGATAGTGACAAGAGTGGTAAGATGAAGGGAGTATGGTCAAACGGTTAAGACAGCAGACTTTTAATCTGTCAGGTCAGGGTTCGAATCCCTGTGCTCCCACCATATTAAAACACATTACGGCTGAGGTCTAGAGATAACTTCATGCTACGCCGTTACAGGATATAGAAGCAGACCTAAACCTGTTGTATAGTGTGTTTTAATATGGTTCTGATGGAGATTCGCCAAGTTGGTAAGGCATCGGATTTTGATTCCGACATTCACAGGTTCGAGTCCTGTATCTCCTACCAATTTTTAAGTTTACAATAGGGTCATTTTAAGTTTACAGTGCTCGGTGTGATGTAATTGGCAGCATAGCGGTCTCCAAAACCGTTCGTTGCGGTTCGAGTCCGTACACCGAGGCCATATATAGGAGAGTTGGCTGAGTGGCTTAAGGCAGCGGTTTGCTAAACCGTCGATTTAGAAATAGATCCACTGGTTCGAATCCAGTATTCTCCGCCAGTTATCATTCCAACATGACTTGACAATCCAAAAAATCTATGCAATAATCTCTATATGAATACAAAAATGTGGATTGACCCACCAGCGGGTTGGAAGTATGGCTTTCCTAAAGTGTATGACAAGTCGGTTGACGGTGATTGTACGCAATGGATGCTAAAAAACGGTTATCCGCAGAGAGAAATTGACTCTTGCGGTAATCATTTTCATGTACGAATGTGGGAGTATACGGATGAAAGCGAAAAAACTGAAAAAACCTCGTAATTTTATTGCGAAGGACTTGATGACGCCGAAATATTCGATGAAAGTCGAAAAATCAAGCGTGAATTTTTACAATCGTGCGTCAGAAAAAACGAAATTATGCAAGGATTATCGTTTTTATGCAAATTGAACGGAAAAAGCATGAATTTATTCAAGAAAAAAGTTGAACTTGAAGCAGAAATTGAAAATCCTGATGTTAGTGAGGACAAATATGACGGTTTTTACTTTGTTCCTGACTATGATGACTTTCATGACAACATGAAACTAGCATTTTTCTCTTTTAAAGATGAAATGAAAGATGCCAAACCGATAGAATCGTCGGAAATGGGAGATAAATTTCATTTGGCGTTTTTTACGTCGGATGAAGAGGGTGCTCCTATATTTGAAGATTCATTTGAAGCAATTCTAGCGGATCCTATTGTGTATATCAAAAACATGATGGGTACTGGAATGTCTGGTTGCATTTTACGCAAGACAGAAAAGTCGGATGAATGGTGGACTGATTATTTGGACTATGTAACTGGTGGTGAGTTTAAAGCAAAAGTGAAAGAAGCATTTTCTAACCTAGCGGAGTAAATTATGGAAACTATTTTTAGTGGTGATTCGAAAGCAGCAAAAAAAGGTCGTAAGTGGTTAGCAGGCATATTGGAACAAAGTATCGTTGAAGTTACATTCACAAAAAAAGAGGGTACTGAGCGTGTAATGAATTGCACATTGTTGGAAGACTATCTACCCGAAACTACTGGTGCAGGTCGTTCTGCAGGTTCTGATGCACTTGCGGTGTTTGATGTTGATGCAGATGGTTGGCGTTCATTCCGTTGGGATTCTATAAAGGCGGTAAAACTTTCAGTGGAGTCTGCAAATGCCTAAGTATATCGTTGAGCAGTTGATGACATACCGTAATGTGTATGTTGTCGAAGCGGAAAATGAAGCACAAGCAACCAAAGTTGCGGAACATGCCGATGATAATTGGCAAAAGTTTCTTGGTACAACAAATATCGATATCAATGAATATACCGATGAACGAATTGCATACTTCAAAGAGAAAGACTATTTCTGGAACGGTTGTTCGTATGTCGATTCAGATGGATTCATAGCATATAGATATCCAAACGGCGATACAAACGAACCAAAAGAAATTTTAGTCAAATAGGAGAATGCGGGATTAGTTTAATGGTAAAACGTGAGATTTCCAATCTTTTGTTGTCAGTTCGATTCTGACATCCCGCTCCAAAATTATGTCAAAAACGTGGACTTTAGAAGTTAAGCAAATGATTGATGATGGTGACCATTTCATTGAGTTTCCAGAAGAGATGCTGAAAGAAGCAGGATGGGAACCAGGCGATACTTTGAAGTGGACTGACAGAGGTGATGGTTCGTGGTCATTAGCAAAGATTAATGAAAATACTGAGGACAAACCCGATGAGAAATGATTAAATAGAGTAGCAGTACAAACCAAGGAGAAAACTATGAAGTGGACTACCCCTACAGCAACCGATCTGCGTTTCGGTTTTGAAATTACGATGTATATCGCAAATCGATAAAAAGAAAGGGCCTTAGGGCCCTTTTTGTATCTCACAATCAATCCATTTTAAATTATTATAATGTTCGTAAGGCCAAGTGCCTTTAGGAATCAAACAGCGACCTAATTCTGGTGAATGTTCTATTCGTACCTGAACAACTGCCCAAACTAACCAAACAAAGTATATTATAAAAATTGCGACTAAACCGTATTTCCATGCCTCACATTTAATTTTATTAATTCTTCTAGTTTTCCGTATTGCCGCTGTTCTTTCGTTTTGCATTCTAATACGAATAGCAATACTTTGTTCTTCTTGAATTTTAACCATCATTTTTTCAACTTTGGTATATAAATCACCTAATTCTGGAGGACTCTGATATACCATGATTTCACGAAGTTCCGCTTGCATTGCTTGGAGTTTGGTTTGCATCAAAACTCTTGATAATGCACGTTTACCTACACTATGCGGACCTTCATAAACTTCATAGGCATGTCTTTCTTCTTCTTCAAAAATGGCCATGCACGTTGCCATGTTTTCAAAGTAAGCACCTAAGTTTTCACCAATAACCGTGTAGAGGTCGTCAGGTTGTTTTTTGCTTAGTTCAATTACACGATTTTTTTCTTGGATGTACTGATTATGTTCAGATACGGTAGGAGGACGGTCTTTGTGAGCGGTATGGAACTGCGACTCAAGGTCACCTAAAATGCCCTTGACATCACTTGCGGCAGATGCTATCTCTTTGTAGAGTTTGCATCCTTGTTTGACTGCGGCGACTGCACCATTTGCAAGAGCAAAGAGGGTTATCGGATCCATTTGTCCTTTTAGTAATCTTTCGTATAGGAAACATAAAAAAGTTCAAAAAGACAATTACTTGACAATCACCTAGTATTTATGTTAGGATAGAAGTTCGACTAAATAATGGCATGAGGATGTTATGAGTAAATCAATTGACATTAAAGCAATTTTATCAAACAACAAAGAACCCAAGTTTTCGGGTGAAGTGTCACAAACGGAACTGACCCAGGCGCTGAGTTGGTTTGCACAAAATCGTGATAGCAAAGATGCAACAAAATATGCTACCGATTATTTCAAAAAAATACTTAAAATCCAGGCTCCAGAAGCGATTAAGCAACAACCCACTACATTTGGGTACATCTGTCGTTTGGTGAGCACCGGAGCGATCCTGGAGTCTAAGAATCGTATCTGGTTCGAATCGATCATTGAGGAATTAAAAGATGCAAAACAACCTGTTGCCAAAATTGCCAAAGTTGCAAATGTTATATCAATTCAAGATCATATCAAACGGAAAGCGGGTGAGTGTATTGGAGAGTTGGAAGGTCAAATTGACGAACTGATAACTACCAAGTTTTCTGCTGATGTTTCACCCTATGGACTAATGAACACTTTGGAAATAAAAGGTGCTCATACTAAATTTATAATTGACTATTTTAAAATACGCCGTGCAGAATATGATGAGATTTTGACAACGACTGATCCAGAGGTCAAAGAAGCATATTCTAATTTTACAAAAGTGCAACTAAAGAAATTAGTGGCATATTGTGACCAAGTAATTGTTGACGGCATGCGACTTGCTGGCGATTCTGTAAAATCACGTAAGCCACGTAAACGCAAAGCAAAATCTCCAGATCAGTTGGTGAGTAAAATAAACTATGCCAAAGATTTTGCAGAATTAAAATTGGTATCTGTTGATCCTAAAACAATTGTCGGTGCAAATCAATTGTGGGTGTATAATACCAAAACACGCAAACTCGGTTGTTATAATGCTGAGGATGCTGCTGGACTAAGTATTAAAGGTTCTACGATACAGAATTTTGCCGAAAGTAAATCGATACAAAAAACTCTACGTAAACCTGCGGTAACGTTACCTGAAGTATTGGAAGGTGGTAAAGTTGCTTTGCGAAATGTACTAACCGATATTCGTGCTGCTGAAGGAGTGTTGACAGGACGAATCAATAATGATACAATTCTATTGAGAACGATAAAATGATTATCTTTGACTTTAATCAAGTGGCAATCTCGTCACTTATGGAACAGATAGGTTCTTCCAAGAAACCAGTGGAAGAAAATCTGGTACGTCACATGATTTTAAATGTGATCCGTACATATGTGAAGAAATTCAAGGCCACACATGGACCAGAAGTTGTGATTGCTTGTGACAATCGCAATTACTGGCGCCGTGAATTTTTCCCACAGTATAAAGCATCACGTAAAAAAAGTAGAGATGCTTCTGGTCACGATTGGAATTCTATCTTTGAATGTCTCCATAAGATCAAGGAAGAGTTGAAACTATACTCGCCTTATAAAGTGATTGATGTTGACACCGCAGAGGCAGATGATATAATTGCTGTATTGGCGATGCGTCAATCATCACAAGAAAAGGTAATGATACTTTCGTCAGATAAAGACTTTGCACAACTTCAAAAGTTCTCCAATGTCGAACAGTTTTCGCCTATACTTAAAAAGTTTATCAAAGAACCTCTGCCGTATGTACAGTTGAAGCAGATGATTATTCGTGGTGACAAAGGTGATGGTATTCCAAACATTATGTCGCCTGACACCGTGTTTACTGAAGGTGGCCGTCAGAAACCTATTACTGAAGCAAAGATCATTGTTTGGTTGAATCAAGAACCGACTGAGTTCTGTAATGAAGATATGCTTCGCAATTACAAACGAAATGAATTGCTAATTGATCTAACACAAATACCTGTATCATTGCAGAAAACAATCATAGATACATATGAAAATACCTCTGCTAAAACAAAGCAGGTTTTTATGAATTATATGATTGCTAACCGCTTGAAAAATTTATTGGAAATTATCGATGAGTTCTGAAATATTATATTCCGAAATATTGGAACAATTTACACACGCAACAACAAAGGAGGATAAAATAAACATTCTCCGTAGAAATGATGATCCTAGATTCCGATTCTTTTTGGAACTAGCATTGAATCCTAATGTCGAATGGGATATTCAACTACCATACAAATATCGACCTGCAGTAGAACCTGCTGGACTGAACTATGCTTATCTTGATACCGAAATGCCTAAGATGTATCGGTTTATCAAAAATCATCCTAATCGTCCAAAAGAATTTACTGCGGAAAAAACAACACCACAACTTCAGGTAGTATTAGAAGCACTTCACAAAGATGAGGCTGCTATTATGGCAGATTTAATTCGTGGTAAATTTAAAGTAAAAGGTTTAACTGCCGCTTTAGTGAAAGAAGCATTTCCAGGAATAAACATATGAGAATAGTTGCGGTATCTGGTGGATTTGATCCAATTCATTCTGGTCATCTTGCTATGCTTCGTCAAGCGGCAGCGTTAGGTGATAGATTAGTTGTTGGTGTAAATTCCGATGCATGGTTGACTCGTAAGAAGGGTAAACCATTTATGCATATTGAGGAACGTAAGGGTATTCTATTGGCCATCAAGTGGGTTGATTCTGTATGGGAGTTTAATGACTCTGATGGTACCGCTTATGATTTCCTTGACAAAGTGCGAACATACTATTATACTAGAGCAAGTGAATATGTATTTGCAAATGGTGGTGATAGAAATGAAACAAACAATGCAGAAGCAAATGCTCATGGTTGGAAATTTATATATGGTATTGGTGGTTCCGATAAAAAGAACTCATCATCTTTAATATTGAAAGCGTGGAATGAGTAAGGGATCGAAACCTAGACCAATAGAAATACCAATGAAAAAATTTGATGCTAACTGGGATGCAATTTTTAAGAAAAAGGTGAAACATGAAAGTAGCGGTAGTGACTCCAACAATCGGAGCAAAGACACTAAAGAAGTGCATCGAGTCGGTTGATAATCAAACCTATGAAGATTTAGTACATTACATTTATGTTGACGGTGAACAATATGCTGATACAGTCAATAAAGAAATTGTTGGTGCATCACGAATCAGAACCGTCCATCTTGAAGAGAATGTTGGTAAAGGTTGGTATGGTCATCGTGTATATGCTGCATGTGGTTTTCTTGTCAATGCTGATGTTATTTGTTACCTTGATGAGGACAATTGGTTGGAGCCTAATCACGTTGAGACACTGGTTGAGAAAATCAAAGCAGGTGCTGATTGGGCATACTCACTAAGAAAGATCGTTGACAAAGACGGTGAATATCTTTGTGAGGACAACTGTGAATCATTAGGCAAGTGGCCAGTTTATTTCAATAAAGATCAATATCATATTGATACTTCATCATTCATGGTGAAACGTGATATTGCTATTCGTGTTGGTCAAACATGGTATGGCCAGTGGGGTGCAGATCGTCAATTCTTCGGTTCATTAAAACAATACTTTCCAAATTTTGCATGTACTAAAGAATATACCTTGAATTATCGATTAGATGGTAATGACAATTCTGTCAATAAGGAGTTCTTTGACAAAGGTAATGCTGAGAACGAAAAACAGTATCCAAATGGTTTTCCTTGGAAACAAAAGAATAGTACCGAATATGTTGTTGGACCTGGCATAACAATCGTGGGAGCATAAATGAGAATTTTGGATACAGCACTTGATGGCGTAAAATTAATTCAACCTGTTGTCTATGAAGATTTTCGTGGCACAAACTTTGAATCATATTGTGATGTGATGTATCGTGATGAATTGCCTTTTAGTCCATTTGTTGTAGACAGTATTTCAACATCACGCAAACATGTTCTACGTGGAATTCATGGCGATAATAAAACGACCAAACTTGTGACTTGTTTGTATGGTACCATTCACATGGTCATTATCAATCGTGATCAAGGTTCTAAACAATACAATCAGTGGTTTACAATTACATTATCAGACCGCAATAAGTATCAACTCCTGATACCATCAAGTTTTGGTAATGGTCATTTGGTTATGTCAGATGAAGCGGTGTTCAGTTACAAGTTAAGTGAATATTATGATCGTGAATCACAGTTCACAATCAAATGGAATGATCCGATGCACAACTTCTTTTGGCCAGTAAAACATCCTATTCTTTCGGAAAGAGATGCATGAGAACAGCATTGGTGACAGGCGGTGCAGGGTATCTTGGTAGTCATTTAGCAAAAGCATTAAAGAAGGCAGGTTATAAAACGATCTGCTTTGATATAAAATCACCACGCAACATGCTCTATTGGGATGATGCTGTGATTGGTGATATTCGTGATTTAATTTTAGAACGACCATTTAAAAGTGATGATATTGATGTGGTATTTCACTTAGCAGGTCGTATTGAAGTTGGCGAATCAATGGAGCATCCCGAATTGTTCTGGGATGTCAATGTGGGTGGCACAACAAACCTACTCCAATTAATGAGGGAATATAATGTTAGGAATATTGTTTATTCTTCTACTGCCGGTTTATATCGGTCTGCTGGCACTGATCTTTCGGAAAAAGACGCTATAGCAGAAAACAATCCGTATGCAAACAGTAAGTATGCTGCGGAATGTGCAATTCGCAATTCGACGATGAACCATATTATCTTTAGGTTCTTCAATCTTGCTGGTGCTGATCTAGATGGTGAGATGGGTGAGATGCACAATCCAGAGACTCATCTAATTCCAGTAATGTTCGAAAATCTAAATAACTTTATCATCAATGGTAAAGATTACAGAACACCAGACGGTACATGTATTCGGGACTATGTACACGTGTCTGATGTTGCTGATGCTCATGTTGCTGCTGACAATTACATGCAGACAAAGGTAGCAAATCAACCAACTCTATTCAATCTAGGAACTGGCAAGGGATATTCGGTATTAGAAGTGATTAACACGGCGACTGAAGAACTGGGAATAACTATAACCCATAAATTTGGTAAAAAGCGTGAGGGTGATCCACCACGCCTTGTTGCTATCACTGACCTTGCTAAAAAGCACCTCAAATTCAAACCCAAACACGACTTAAAATCTATCTTACGAACGGCGTATGCTTGGCATGAAAAAAACTGAAGAACTACCTTTTGATGATTACAACCACTTCTTTACTGGTAATGTAGATGGTGAAAGTATAGAAAAAGCAATTCGTTGGATAATGATGGGTGCTAGGAATCCATCACCAGAACATCCGATGAAAATGTATGTCAATTCTGATGGTGGTAATTTAACCGATGCATTTGCTTTGATGGATGTGATGCGTACCTCTCCTGTACCTATCGCAACTGTCGGCATGGGCAATCTAATGAGTTCTGCGTTTATGATATTTGCTGCTGGTACAAAAGGTCAGAGAGCAATCGCCAAAAACACTAGCATTATGATTCACCAGTTCAATCACGAATATGCCGGCAAGTACCATGACATGAGAGCATATTCTGAAGAGATTGACAGAATCAATTACCGTATGGTTGCAGAACTAGCACGGACTAGCAGATTGACTGAACAAGAGGTAGGAACCAAACTATTGAAACCGAGCGATGTTTGGTTAACGGCAGAGCAGTTGATAGAACTCGGATTTGCAGATATCATTTTCTAGGAGAGTAATAAATATGTTGTCTGGAGGCAAGAAGTTTCAGAAACCTGAAAGAACTAAATTTCGTAAGAACCGTGATGCTAATGATTACGGTCAACAGAATCAAAAACAGAAACACCACGATAAGACCCTGTACCGACTAATGAAACAGGAAAAGGATTATGTTTAGAGACCTATTACTTAAACGGATTGCCACACTAGAAGCAAAGATGGCAGCGTCCGAGCAAGACCGAACTGAGTTGGAAAATCTTCGAAGAGAACTCATCAAACTGTCCGTCCACGACTTCGGCGAAAGTCAACAGAACGAATCTACGCAACAACTCCTCAAAGGGTAAGTATAAATAAGTGAGTTAACCAATACTCACTTATTTTATGCCACCTATTCTCTCCTCTCTTGGTTCTGGTTCAAGCAGATCATACGGACTAATTAGACCTAGCGGCGTTGCTAGTTTAATCAACACCGTCCAAATATTCACATTTACTACACAATGGATACCGCCTGCTGGTACCACTACAGTTGACTATCTTGTTGTTGCTGGCGGTGGTGCGGGGGGTTCTTTACAGGGTGGTGCAGGTGCTGGTGGCGGAGGTGCTGGCGGTTATAAATCAGGAACAAATTGGGCAGTTACTCCGGGTGCACCGTATCTAATATTTGTTGGCGGTGGTGGATATCCAGAACCATCACCATTTCAACCGTATTGGGGGAAAGGTCGTTCACTCAACGGTGCCAATTCTGGAATTCAAAATGCATCTTCTTCTATTTGGGCAACAGGTGGTGGTGGTGGAGCACACAATGGAGGTTCTGGCGGCAATGGCGGTTCTGGTGGAGGTTGCGCTGAACCTCAAGGTGGTGGTGTAGTAGGACAAGGTACGCCAGGTCAAGGAAATAATGGCGGTAATGCTGCTGGTACTGCTGGTGGCGGTGGTGGAGGTGGTGGAGGTGCTGGTGCGGTTGGTGCTAATGCAGGTTCTGGTGGCGGTGCTGGTGGTACTGGAATACTCTCAGCAATATCAGGTACACCAACAACATACTGTGGTGGCGGCGGTGGTGGTGGTGAATCAAATCCTGGTGGTGCTGGTGGTACAAACGGTGGTCCTGTAGGATCACCTGGAGGTGGTGCTGCTGGAAGTCAAGGTGCTGCTGGTGCTGGTGCTGATAATACTGGAGGTGGTGGAGGTGGATCACATGGCGGTAATATAGGCGGCAAAGGTGGTACAGGTATTGTTATTCTCAAATATCAAAGATCGGGTGCGAATGTAGCATTACCTGCGGGAAATAACTATGGTACGACAAGTGGCACATACTCGGTACAATTCTTCGGTACGGATACTACAACTGATAATGCAACTTGGTTGTATGCACCAATCGGTTCAACATTTCCAAATGCAAACTTTACGTGGGAAGCATTTATATTTCCTGTTGCTACTGGTAATGATACTGGTGGTGGTTGCCTTATGGGTCCAGATTCTGGAAATAATACATGGTATTTGTATGCTAGAAGTAATACTGATGGTACATCACCATTAGGAATTGATGCGTCATGTTTCAATTGCGGCGGTGGTGGTTTAGCGTCACTTCGTTATAAACCTGGTTCTTGGAATCATATTGTAATTTCAAGAAATAGTGGTACACAGTATTATTGGATAAATGGAGTACAAGCAGGTAGTCAAGGTGCCGTTAATGGTAATGCACAAACAAACTGGGTTGTTGGAAATTTCGTAAACGGTTCAGGTCGTTACAATGGTTATATTTCTAATCTTCGTATAACAAATAGTGTAGTATATACACCAGGCTCTGACTTAACTGTACCAACCTCACCATTGGGTGTAGTCACCAATGCTGCAACAACTTTATTTCTTGGATTACAGAGTGCCACACTTATAGATAACAGTGGTAACAATAGACATCCATACATTAGAACTGGTGGCGGTGATAATGGACCTATTGTTACTAGATTTGGACCTTTCTAACTATGCCTCCTATCTTTGCATCTTTCTCAAGTTCCATAAAATCTTATGGTCTCATAAGAGCATCCGGTACAGTGTTACCTCCTTTTTTAGTTGATTATTTTGTTGTCGCAGGTGGCGGTGGCGGTGGCAATAATGGTCGTGGCGGTGGCGGTGGTGCGGGTGGTGTAAGACAATTCTTTTTATCCAATAGTATTAAACAAGATTCTGTTTATTATATTAGTGTAGGTGCAGGCGGAGGTGGTTCAGCAAACGGCGCAAACTCTGGTTTCTATAACACATCATTTTCTTATTGGAGCACTGGCGGCGGTGGTGGTGGCGGTTATATTGGTGGTTTACCTAATGCTAGTCAAGGAATGTCTGGAGGTAATGGTGGTGGCGGTGGTGGATATAATCCTGGACCAAATACGTATGGATTAGGTAATCTTGGTGGTTATACACCATCAGAAGGAAATATAGGCAGTTCTGGTTCTGGTGCTGTAGGTGGCGGCGGTGGAGGTGGTGCAGGAGGTGCTGCTACATTTACTAATCCTGGTGCACCTGCTGAATGGGGCGGTAACGGTGGTATAGGTATTTTCACTACATTTGATGGAACAAATACAGCATATGCTGGCGGCGGTGGAGGTGGCACAAGATATGGTAATGCGGGTTTTGGTGGTGGTGGTTATGTTAATTATGGTTCGAACGGTGCAATTCTTGCCACACCTTTCGGTGGTGGTAACGGTGGCACAACATACAGTTTTGCGTGGGGTGGTCCATTCGGATCAACAGGAACACAATCGACAGGTGGTGGAGGAGGTGGCAGTACCGCTGCACAAATCTATGATTATAATACGAGAGCATATGCTGGTGGTTCTGGAATTATCATGTTCAGATATCCTATCGTATATGGTGATGCGGCAGTAACTGGCAATCCAATCTATACAACAACTTCTGATTATAAAGTATATAAATTTACAAATTCAGGAAGTATAATATTTCCTTCTTCAGGTGGTGCTGCGAATCCTGGTCCATCTACTGCTACACCAGCAGTTGAATACTTTGTTGTTGGTGGTGGTGGCGCTGGTGGTCAATTAGGAGGATATGGTGGCGGTGGTGGTGGAGCAGGTGGTTTACGAACAGGATTGTCATTAGACATAGGCACTGGTGTAGCATATACGATTGTTGTTGGTGGAGGTGCTGCAGGAAACAGTAGTGCTAATGGTGCTAATGGTGCCAATTCAGGTTTTTACAATTCAACATTCTCATTATGGTCATCTGGCGGCGGTGGTGGTGGAGGATATGTTGTAAATGGTAATCCTGGCGGTTCCGGAGGTGGAGGTGGTGGTGCACCATTCAGTACACCTCTCGGTAGATTTGGTGGTTCAGGTAATCTTGGTGGTTACACTCCACGTGAAGGTAGCAATGGTGGAGGATCCGACGGTGGTGGACCATTTGGTGGTTCTGGTGGTGGTGGCGGTGGTGGTGCAACGGGTGCTGGCGAAAATGGTTATGGTGCAGATGATCGATACAATGCACGTTTAGCGGGATCGGGTGGCACAGGATTATTTTCAACATTTACAGGTTCAAATGTTGGTTATGCTGGCGGTGGAGCAGGCTCATCTAATCATTATGGTGGTGTAGGTTTCTATAACTGTGGCGGTGGAAATGGTGCTGGTGCTTATACAGTATCGACTGTTGGCGCAAATGGAACTGGTGGTGGTGGAGGTTCTGGTGGTGGCGGTGCTAGTAATTTTGGTAGAAATGGTGGATCAGGAATTGTTATGATACGATATCCTAACAATTATTCGAATGCAACATCTACAACAGGATCGCCAAATTTCTTATATGCCGCTAATTATAAAATTTACATATTTACAAGTGCGGGAACAATAACCTTTTAATCAAAACTAATCGTATAAATAAGCGATTAGGAGACATTAATGCCATTATCAAAAATTTTAAATGACGGTATATCCGCAAATCAAACACTTTCACTTGTTAGAGTGTTAGAAACCGCTAATGTATATTCTACCGCTATTGGTGGTACTATTAACATTGATGTTTCTAATAATACAGTATATTTCTTCACTGCAAATACCACAGCAAATATAACGTTCAATCTTCGTGCAAATGCAACATCAACATTTGGTGGTGCAATAAATCCAGGACAAACAACATCACTCGCTATTCTTCTTAGAAATGGTACTACAAGATATACATCATCTTTAAATATTGATGGTGCTGCACAAACAGTATACTATGCTGCAAACACTAAACCAACTGGCGGTGTTGCTATAGCAAATGCAGAATATAATCTTGTAACATTTACTATATTTAAAACTGATCCTACAAATTACACTGTGATTAGTTCAAATACTTTGTTTGCACTCGGATAAAAAAATGCCAATATTATCAGCAGTAATTACACGTGGACTTTCAGTAAACAATTTTAGAAAAAAAATATATGGAAATGTTGCTGTTCAGTATCTAGTTGTTGCGGGTGGCGGAGGTAGTGGATATTATTTTTCAGGAATTGGTGGAGGTGGTGGTGCAGGTGGTTTAAGAACAGGAACACAGAATACAATTGAAGCCGCTCGTCTACTCATAGTTGTTGGTGCTGGAGGACTTGATGCTAACGGTAGTAATTCATCTGTCATTTCTATAGACGGTAGTCGTGTGTGGAGTAATGTTATTTCTGATGGTGGTGGTCAAGGTGGAAGAAATAAAGGTTTTTATGGAGGCTCATCGATTGCCGGACAATCAGGAGGTTCTGGTGGTGGTGGTGGTGCTGAACAAGGAAGCGGAGGTGGTAATGCAGGTTTAGGATATACTCCTCAAGGCAATAATGGCGGTGGTGGTTATGGTAATGCTGCAGGCAGAGGCTCTGGTGGCGGTGGTGGTGCAGGAGGTGCAGGAACAAATGGTTTTACTGTTCCTGGAGTTTGGACTGGTGGAGATGCTGGTGCAGCATTGGCATCTTCAATAACAGGAACTCCTGTAAACTATGCTGGTGGAGGTCAAGGTGTAGGAACTAATGTAAATGGTGCTTCAGCGACTCCTGGTGGATTGGGCAATCAGAGTGCTTCGGCAAATGGTGGTGGAGGAGCAGGCGGTAATAGCACCGCCGGAAGCGATTTTGCGGGCGGCAGTGGTATTGTAATTCTTCGTTGTATAGCAAGAGCATCAAATATAGTTGGTGGTGCAACAGAAACACAAGTAGGTAATGATTGGATTTATTCATTTACAGGATCAGGCGAAATAGTTTTAGGGGCAATATAGTGTTGTAAAAATACAACACGCTTGACAAATTCTAAGTATTATCGTATAATGGTAATACTATGACAAATTTGCCTACCGTTGGATCGACAATATCCGTAAATTGTCAATATTACACTGGCGCCGCTAAGTTCGAGGGCGTAGTGGTCAATCCTTATCGTTGGTTATCTACCAATGAGTTCTGTTTACAAACTGGCAACAAAGAATTTCCTGTGTCAGTTATCAATCTTACAAATGTTATAGACCTGAAAATACTTTCTGGTTCGACAACAACCATTCGTAAGTTCAAGGTCAAAGGTTCCAAGAATGATGAATACATTGTAACACTTTCTGGTGATCATTATTCTTGCCCTTGCATAGGTTTCAAATATCACAGCAAATGCAAACATATCACTAAGGTAAAACAAAAGATTGCCGCTTGACAATTGGATCACTACCTGATACACTGGATATATTATGATGATTCGTATATACTTTAAATCAAAGAAAAAGAAAGTAACTAAAAAGCAATTGCAAGACCATCAAGATTTCGAGCGGTCTATCAATGCTATCCCGTTACCTTCTGGTGGCAAGTATATGTCGCCCAAAGCAAAAGCACAGAAAAAGTCCGTGTTCTCTTATCGTGTACCACGTGACATTGTACGGGCAGAATCTTTGCCAGATACAGTTAAGGGTGCTATGACAAAAACTGGCATCATGAAAGATTACCACAAACTCGATTCTAGTGACCGTGAGATTGTGGATTATGTAGCAACTTGTACGGCACCATTACACAAAGGTAATTATGTTTATGTTACCGAAGGTATGAATCCTGCAAGTCTCGGTCGCAAAAATGAGGTGTTATGATGCTTGACAAATACTTCCAAGCATGTTACACTGTTATTCTTACTATTAATTAGGAGTTTATATTATGGCTATTAAAACCACATCTTCTGGCAAACGTGCCGGCAAACCTGTTCGTTGGGAACGCTTACTGATGGTTCTCGCAAATGGTGGTGTTGTTACCCTTGAGCAAATTCAAACAACCATGCAATATGATGCTATGTATCGCATCGGTGCTGAATTGCTGAATATGAAATATCGTGGTGCAGTTATCAAAGCACACAAGAGCGGTCGTAAAGTTGTTGGTTACGAATTGATGAATGTTGCTGAGATGATGCCCTATCTCACTGATCGTGGTTTCAACATTATTCCTATTGTTGACACATCAATCAAAAAACTTGGCGATTTAAAAGCAAAGACGGCACCTGTTGCTGATGTGGCGGAAGTTGAAGAAATCGCCTAATTAAAGTTTCCGGGGTGATGGCCGTTCTAGGCTTATCATTAAACAACAATGACTGTCGGGAGACAGGCACGTGCCCCATTTTCTTTTTAAGGTGATCATGTCTAAATTTACAAGTTGGGCTTCAAAAAAGTGGTCAGCACTTGAGGATCGTTCACTCAAGGCAATTGACTCTGCACATTTTTATAGTGCACTGTTTACTGAACGACAAAAGTTTTATATGTTGGTGATTATTATGGCACTTCTTGCAATCGTTGGATCAAGAGGTGCTGTTGAATTTATTGCCTTTGTTTATGTGATGAATAAAATTACTCCTGATGAGGATCAGAAATGAAAACGATTATACCTTTATTATTGTTGACTCTGTTGACGGCGTGTACGTCAACACCTCCATTAGCAAACGATCCACGTGTTAATCCACAAATGCTTTCAACGAATGACCTTCTAAAGTCTCAAATTGAAAAAATGGAAAAACTTGAACGTGATATGGAAAAACGTGAGCAAGAATTGAAATATCAACACTTAAAAGAATTGCAAACTGTGCAAGTGAAACATGCACAACAAGTTCCACAGACAGTGAATACTCAATGCAAATTCTTCTGCTTCTAATATGAATATCTTTTATCTCGACCACGATGTTCGCAAGTGTGCGGAAATGCACAACGATAAACACGTGGTCAAAATGATCCTTGAATATGCTCAACTTCTTTCTACTGCTCACCGTATTCTTGACGGTGTTCTTTCTTTTGGCGTCAGTCAGTCTGGTCGGAAGAAAGTTATATATGTTCTTGCCGATAACCGTGATACCGTTCTTTATTCTGCTACTCACATTAACCATCCGTCTGCGGTATGGGTAAGACAATCAGATAAAAACTATGATTGGTTGTTTAGTTTATTCCAAGCACTGATGGATGAATATACACATCGGTATGGCAAAGTTCATGCATGTTCAAGATTGGAAATGTATCTTGCTAGGATACCTGAGAATATTCCACAAGCACCATTTACTGAACCGACACCTGCTATGCCTGAAGATGTGAAAGTTCTGAAAGAAGTACACACGGATCGATATGAGTTGGATTCGTTGGCGTCTTATCGTAACTACTATATACAGAATAAGACACACTTGGCCAACTGGAAGAAACGTGAAATTCCAGAATGGTATATTACTAAATAAAATTATGCCAACCTATGATTTTGTAAACACTGAAACAGGTGAGGAGTTTGAGGAGTTCATGAGCATGGCAGCACGTGAACAATATCTCAAAGAAAATCCACATATTCAACAAATGCTAGGGGCCACATCAACGGTCTCTGGTGTATCAATCACTGGTAAAATACCAGACGGCTTCAAAGAAGTTCTATCTAAAGTTTCGGAAAATCATAAGCAGTCTGCTGTTGCTAATGCTCATGGTCGGAAGTCGATGAAAGAAATCAAAACACAAAATTTAGTCACTAAACATATCGGAAAATTTGGGTACTAATTATATTATGTGAACCCTGTAGAGGAGCACACATGGCAAAACGTTCATTGCAGAAAAAAGTAGCAATTCTAAATGATTATATTACCAAAGAACTAGAGCGAGAAATGTCAACTGAAATTGACAACATGGAAAAAGACAATCTAACTGCAAAGAACGAAAAGAAGTTTATCCGACAAAATTACCCACACCACAGTAGAAACCATTATATAACGTAGATGCGAACTTTTAATCATGTAAAACTGCCAGCACTTGACTTTGACTTGAAAGCAGTAACAACCGATAGTGGTAGACGATATACTACTCCCACAGGAGAACAGTATAAGTCTATCACTACGGTACTTGGTAATTACAACAAACAAGCAATCATGGAATGGCGTGAACGTATTGGTGCTGAAGAAGCAAACAAGATATCAACCAAAGCGGCAGGTCGTGGTACTAGAGTTCATAAAATTTGTGAAGATTATATCAACAACGCAACAAATGAATTTAGATTGCAAACGATGATGCCAGATTTGAAGGAAATGTTTTTCAAAATCAAACCAATCATCGATGAGAAACTTGGTGACGTATATTCCCAAGAGCAAGCACTATATTCACATAAGTTGAAAATCGCTGGCCGAGTAGACTTGATTGGTGTGTGGAACGGTAAGTTATCGGTAATCGACTTTAAGACTTCTGCCAAGCAAAAGGAAGAAAGTTACATCCAGAACTACTTCATGCAATGTACCGCATATGCTTTGATGTTCTCAGAGTTGACAGGAATGTGGATTGATGATATAGTAGTATTGATTGCTACTGGTGAAGGTGAAGCACAGTTATTTGAACGTCAGATTGACGATTATCGGAAACCTCTGATGCAGTATATTGATAAATATGCCTAAAGGAGGCATCATGCTATCATTAAAACAGTACATTGTAGAAGGCAATCCACTTCAGCAAAAGGTAAATAAACATTTGGCTTCTGGACACAGTATAGGCGCATTATCTCCTGAAGGTCCTCATACGAATACTCCAGAGAAAAAAAAGGCAGCACACGCAGAGATGAAGAAAGACTTAGAACATGCACATAAATCTGGACATATTGGTGGTTGGTCTGGACCACACAAAGGTGAATATCAGTATGGTGGTGAACATGAAGTGAGTCATGAAGGATCATACTTAGTCCATGCTGCTAAAAAAGGTAAAGAAGGTCACAATAAAATGGTCCATGCTTTAAAAAATGTTGGCAATAAACATAAGCAAGAATCTATTCTGGCTGTTCACCACAAATCACATGAGGGCAGTTGGCACCATCTTGATGCTTCTGCTAAATCAGGTAAAGTTGAAAATCAAGGTAAAGTGCATTACAACGTCAAAGTAAAACCAAGTGAGGAAAAAGGTAAAGGTAGAACAAGACTTGGCGCAAATCAAACTTTTACAGCATATAAGTAAAGGAATATTATATAATGAGTTACTTGAAAGAATTGATTGATGAGATAAAGAAAACTCATAAGAGTTCTTTGCTATTTTCAGAATTGTCTAAGTATCGTGCAAGATACATGGACTACTATGATAAAAATGTTTCTGCTAATCCAAAAAGTGGATTCTTTCAGTGTATGGGTTGGGATGCCGAAAGACGAAACGAGTTCCATAAAGAGTTTGATAAACTGAAATTTAAAGTGATTGAAGATCCAATTGAAAAACTTCACCACTATGAATTAAAACAAACTGGTATGAATCGTTTAAGTGAATTGGAAAGAAAATTAAAATGATGATAGAACCGAAAAAAGAAAATAAAACACCACTCGATCATTTCGAACGTTGGTTTGATATAGCATTAAGATTTGGTTGGTGTTTGTTCATTTATGTGGTTGTCACTGGCAATTACATAAGATAGAATTGTTGTATATTCCTTCAAAGCGAAGGCATGTTGGACGAGGGTTCGATTCCCTCCATCTCCACCAGGAGCATTCTTGTCTATGTATTTAGGAACGGACAGATAAACCGTGAGAGTGCTCCTGATGGGGATGACCAGGCTTCGACAGCGTGAGATAGTGGAGACGGCAACACGGTAGGCGATGACCGTTAATCAAGCAAAATCTATAAATGCAAATGACGCATTTTATGGTGAGGATCGCCTAGCAGCGTAACTCACTTGGGGTTTCGGGAGTGTCCTTATTAACCAATCACTCCCACCTAATTCTATACACTATGAAAATTTATAAATCATGTTATCGTAGTCATTGGCTTTCTCCATACACCATACTGGAGAAAGTTTTCTTTTGGCGTGAGATTGATTACGATGAACCTATCATAGAGAAGTGGTCTAGTCGTTTAAATCCGATCTGCGTAGCATGGCAAAGTTTTCTCGACTTTGTTCATCCACGAATCAACTATGTGAAGATTGACCGTTATGATACATGGTCGATGGATCACACACTAGCAGATATCATTCTACCAATGCTGAAACAGTTGAAAGAAACAAAACACGGTTCACCATTCACAGACATGGAAGATGTACCAGAACATCTCCGTGGCACAACTACCGAAGATTGGGATGCTCAACTTACTTTTAATTTTTATAGTGAGCATAAAATAAATGAGGGTATAAATGATATCCATGCTCGATGGGATTGGATAATGAATGAAATGATATTCGCATTTGAGATGAAAGTAAAGGACACCGATTGGGCGGCAACTTGGGAAGAGTGTCAACGCATGGAGAATGGATTCCGTCTATTTGGCAAATATTACCAAGGCCTCTGGGATTAAATTGACTAAATAAAGATACTGGCATCACACACAATCCGCCAGTATTATACACACACAGGAGTAACTATGAGCAACTTGACACCGTTCGAGATTCGCCTTGAACTATTAAAAATGGCGAAAGACATGCTATCCGATGAGTATTACGGTAAGCGTGAATCAATCAGTAACGACTGGGCAACAAAAGTCGAATCTGCAAAACTAAATGGTGGAACAATACCAGATCATCCTGGTTTCCCATCGTATCCCTCAGAAAATGAAATCATATCCAAGGCACAAGTCTTGAATGGATTCGTTTCAAATATTTCAGTAGATAAACCAAAATCAAAATCATCTACCTGATTGGGACCGGAGGTGCTTCGGCACCTCTCTAACTAACAAGGAGAAATTATGCGTTTTCTAACATTGGCACTATGTGCCGCATTTGCAAGTTTCGTTTTATTCTTTAGTCACTCTATGGCGCAGGTTGTTGTGCCGACTAAAATGAATGTTGAACTGCAAGACCTAACAAAAGATGCCAGAAAAGAAGTTGAATGTCTGGCACAGAACATGTACTTTGAAGCAGGCCATGAACCTAAAGAAGGACAACTCGGTGTGGCATTTGTCACACACAATAGAATGATGAATGGTAATTACCCAACAAGTTATTGTGGAGTGGTAAAACAAAAAACAGGTAACGTATGCCAGTTTTCATGGTATTGTGAAGCAACGGCACGTAAAAAACTCTTGACAATAACCAACAATGCATTGTATAATGATATTACTGACTTAGCATTGAGATTTTATTTGTACACGAATGAATTTGATGACCCAACGAAAGGTGCATTATTTTTTCATGCAGACTATGTGAAACCTACTTGGAATAATATGAAAAGAACTGCTTATATTGGCAGACACATTTTCTACAACAGGGTTAAGCAAAGGAACATATGATTTTATCGAGCAAAAAGGAGAAGTTGGTTATGGAAGAAGTGAAACAAAAAAGATCCAACGATTTAGTTGTTTTGGCAATTACATTCGTTATTCTTACAACTATTATAGCAGTATGTTATTATGCAATGAATGACCGTAAACTTATGGCAGCAAACATTGAAAATGCAATTGCTAAAGGTATTGATCCACTGACTGTACGATGTTCTTATGTTCGTGATTATGATACTATTTGTATAGCACATGCCGCAGCAAGCGGTCGTAAATTTTAATTATTAAGGAGATATATTATGAATACACTTGGTCAATATAATGATGATCGTAGCAATTATAGTTTTAACTTCCACACTAATGATGATAAGCATGTAAACATACAATTTCGTGCAGACCCAGATTATGATTTGGATATTATCTTTGCTGAGATCAAAAACTTTCTGATTGCATCTGGTCATGATATTCAAGGTGATATTGGTGAATTAGGTATCGATGGTGGAAGTTATGAAGATGGAGATGACGATGATAATTATTCACAAAGTTGGGGTAAAGAAGCAGATGACATTCTATTAGAATCAATACATGCAATGGAGCAATCTCAATCAGCAGATAAGTTCTCGATGGATCATTTTCCTAATAACGGATGGCCATTTGGTGGTTTGACAACTGCCAGTATTGCTGCATTGACCACTGCTGATTTGGCACCATTGACTGTAACTAATCTTGATACGAATCAAACATACTCATACAAAGATACATATGGTAAATTTCCAACCATGGCACCATTGACCTCACAACAAGTTCAATCGTGGACTTTGGATACTAAAGGCATTCAATCATTGACTGTTGCTGATCTCTCAACATGGAAAATGGATGCACCAGGAACACTTGGTGGTGCAAAGGTTAAATTCTAAGATGCCAACAAAAGATGAGATGATGAAGTTCACACTAGAAATTGAAGATTTGGTGGCAAAAACGGATTATACTTATCTTGAGGCAATCGTTGAACATTGTAAAGGCACAGGTTTGGAGATGGAAGTCGCAGCAACACTTATCACTCCAAACCTGAAGTCTAAAATACATGAACAGGCCGAAAGATTGAATATGTTGAAAACTAAAAGTAATAGATTACCTATATGACTGGATATGAGGCCTTCTGTTTATTCTCCTCACTCAAACTGCATTTTACACAAGAATCTTATGACTACTTTAAGTATGGTGGTAAATCAAGAACGAGTATAGATGCATTTGAGAATAGGAAAGATAAATGGTTTTTTTATAAATTGAGTAGGAGATTTTCTAATGATGACCAGGCTAGAGATTTTCTTGTTGCTAATTTTTTGCATGATCGTGATGTATGGATTGGAAATTTACTAAGAGAAGATTCTGATGTCCATTATCGTGCTCGACAGAAAGTGCTACAATCATTATCGTATACCTTCACGAATGAGATTGCATCATTAATGACTCACGGAAACCCAAATGACTTGTTAATGATGCGGGATAATAGTCCATATCCTTTATTATTGTCCAAGTTGTTATATGGTGAAGTATCGATTGAAACTGTATGTATTTTAAACTCAATATTGAATTTCTTGCCTATGTGGGATAAAAAGATTGATGATACGATTCACTATCCAAATACAAGTCTGAAGATAAAGAAGTACACACCGTTTATACAATTTGATCCAACAAAATACAAACTCATACTGAAGAAAGAACTACATGAAAATACAGAAACTCTACCTTGACATGGACGGTGTTCTGTCCGACTTTACCAAACGATATGAAGAATTATGGAAAGTCGCACCGAGTCCTAGTCGTGAAAGAGGTGAGAAACGTGATTATAAGTGGGATGAGTTTGTAGATGGTAATAATTTTGAGACACTTGATTGGTATCCTGGTGGTAAAGAACTATTGAAGTATGTTCTGTCATTAGATATACCAATTGAGATTCTATCATCGTCAGGTGGTAGAGATCATCATGAAGCAGTAAAGAAACAAAAAAAGGTATGGTTGAAAAAACATTACATCGATTTTTCTGCCAACATCGTACCTGGTCGTGCATTGAAAGTAGACTATGCGAAACCGGATATTATCCTTATTGATGATACGCAAGATGTCATTGATGATTTTAATATGGCAGGTGGAATTGGAATACTTCACACTGATACGGCAAAAACGATAAAAATTGTTCAATCGGTTCTTGACGATACATATATAAAAGTATATAATGAATCATGTGAACAAGATGCACATACGATAAACAACTAACATACGAGGTAATATATGTCTGATTTTTCAGCACTCAAGCGCAATCGTAACGCCTTCGATTCGCTCAAAAAAGCAATGGAAGTTCCTTCATCAACAGCAGAAGCAGGTTCAAAAGATGATACCCGTTTCTGGCAACCCGAAGTAGACAAAGCAGGTAATGGTATGGCAGTGATTCGTTTTCTGCCAGCACCAGCAGCAGATGGTGACGATGCACTCCCATGGGTTCGTGTATTCAATCATGGCTTTCAAGGCCCAGGTGGTTGGTACATCGAAAACTCTTTGACTACACTCAATCAAAAAGATCCAGTATCAGAATACAACTCTATTCTGTGGAACTCAGGCATTGAAGCAAACAAAGAAATCGCCCGTAAACAAAAACGCCGTTTGACGTATATCTCAAACATTCTAGTAGTCTCTGACCCAAAAAATCCAGAGAATGAAGGTCAAATTAGGCTGTATAAGTTTGGTAAGAAAATCTTTGATAAAATCTCTGAAGCAATGAATCCAGAGTTTGCTGATGAGACACCGTTGAATCCTTTCGACTTCTGGGAAGGTGCCAACTTCAAAATCAAGATTCGTCAAGTTGAAGGTTATCGCAACTATGACAAGTCTGAGTTTGATTCTATCACTCCAGTTGATGGTGATGACGAAAAACTTGAAGCAATTTGGAAGAAAGAATACTCACTCAAAGAGTTTCTTGATCCAAAACAATTCAAACCATATGATACATTGAAAGCAAAGTTGGACAAAGTTTTAGGTCTTGATGGTGTTGCACCAGTAAAGACTAAAGCGGAAGATACGATTTTGACTCCAGCAAAATCAGCACCTAGTTTGAATGAGAATGATGAAGAACTAGATTATTTTAGGTCTCTAGCAGAAGATTAAACTCTGCAAACGCCACCTTCGGGTGGCGTTTTTTTATGATGCTACTCGGTCAACAAACAAACTGGTCATCTGGCTATCCCATACTGATGCTGATACTGCGGTACCAGGTGTAGGTCCAGATGCGTTACTTACATTGGTTGATGAATCTACAAACGTTGGATTGTTCATAAACTCTTTATCCATTTGTCTGAATGCTGTTTGTAATCCGATAGAATCGATACCTAATTTGCCACCCATCATTTGATCTAATGCTGCAAGTTGTCCTGTCATGTCGTCAAGCAATGTACTTAACATGGATTTTGTTTCGGATTTGCCAGAATCTGGTGCTTTAGTTTCATTTTTAGCCAGCATTGTTGGCGATTCTGTACCAGATGGATTTGGAAATTGACCGCCAGCAAACAATGTAGACTCAGACATTCTACGTGCTTCTAAACCAGCATGGAATTTACCACCAGCAGTTTTTATTCCTTTACTTGAAATAATCTCTGCTGCTTTTTCCATATCACCTTTAAGTATAGCATCTTTTAGTCCTGCTTTTACAAGTGATGCTGTACTGCCAGTATTATAAGCATAAGAAATTAATGCTGTCTTTTGATCGTCACTTAGTTTAGCCCATGCTTCTGGTCCTAATGGATCCGCAGCAAGTTTTTCATATTTTGGCAAATCACTTTGCAGTAATAGTTTTGCTTGTTCTTTAGTAATTTTTGTATCTTTACCTCCAAGACCACTAACTGGAAGTTTTTTACCATCAGCAAGAAGAATATATCCTTGTGCAATTTCTTGTGGTTGAATAAGATGTCCATGACCAATTGAGTATTGATTTTTTGCATTTCCAGGAGGATCCAAATAAGCAATCGCACTGAATCCTTCTTTTGCTGCAAGATATTCTGCTGAATTTTTACCTAAGAATTTTTTCGCTTCGGATTGAACGCCACTAATTTGGGTTGGGGTTAAGGGTTTAGTTGTATCGGGTTTTGCTGGTGTGGCTTTACCTTCTAATTCTTTTAGACGTTTTTGATTTTCTTTTGATTGATAACCAGGTTCTCTTGGATTTGTGATAGTGGCAGCATCTCTTTTACCACCAGATGCTTCCATGATAGCAGAACCCATACTTGATTCATCCATTGCTCCCAAAAATTCTTGGTTTTGATTTTCTCCTGCTTTATTGTAGGCTTCTTGACCTGCTTTTGCAACTTCTTGTGGAGATTTTCCTGCTTTTCTTGCTTTTTCTTCAGCATCAGATTTTGCCCTCTGTCTATCTGCCGCAGTTAATGCTTCATATGCGACAAAGGTTCCTGTTGCTATGCTTGCTGCTGCCATTGCACCGGGAAGAACTGCGCCTGCAACACCCGGAACGCCAGCACCACCACCCGCTCCACCAACAAGATTTGCTCCAACTTGTCTCAACGCACCTGCCGCTATCAACGCTGCTGTGTAAACTGCTCCAAATGCAAGTGCCATGTCGGCTAATATTTTTCCTAAAGATGTTTTACCCATACCATATTCGGATAAATCAACTTCTGCTTCAAATATCTTTTTAATTGCATCAGAAATTGCAAATACAATATCAACAATACCTTTCATCACTCTAGGATCGGAAAGCAATTCGCCAATATTTTTTATTGATTGAACTAACAAATCTTTGATAGCAACAAATGCACCTATGATTCCTTCTTTTATTTTTCCATCATCATCTTTCATAATGCTGGATATCATTTCTGCACCAGATTTAATAATGTTTAAAACGGATACGAATAAGTTTTTGATAAAGTCTTTAATCGAACCTTTTATATCATCATTTTCTAATAACTTGGAAATACCCATGACGCCGAGGGAAGCAAGACCACCTTTAATAATAAACTTCAATATATTTCCAACAAAGTCTTTTATAGAAGTGTCGCTGCCAAAACCTAATCCTTTTCCTACCCTAGATACAATATCGGGTCCAGATGCTTTTGATGGACTTGAACCTTTTTTAAAGTTGGCTTCAAGTGCGTTTTCTTTACTTTCTGCCTTAGAAAAAAATTGATCCGCTTTAGTTTTTGGAGTTCCTCCTTGAATTGATACGAGTTTTACCATGTTACTTTTCATAACATTCATATCTCTTGCCATAACAGGTAAAATTCTCTCCAAAGTAGGAACGTCTTTCCTTTTAGGTTGAGATTTATTTAAACTGTTTAAAAAACTATCTGCATTATTTGCCATTTTATTTTATCTACCTCTATTTTGTTCTTTTATTTTTTCATTTTCTTCTTCTAGGTATTTCATCAGTAGATCAATATATACTTGTCTTTCCCAAGGCACTAAATTATCCAATTCTGTCAAACTATATTTGTGGTGTTGCATCAATGCAAAATTAGTCTGAAAGTAATTACCTAAGGTTTCATGATTAAGATTTAAACGAAAAAATTTTGTATGCCTTCAACATCAATCTTTTCGGTATAGCCACATTTATCACAATCAAAATTTAGTTGTTGTTTAATTTTTGGCAACGTATCAAAAAATTTTTGGAACTTTTCTAAGTCAGATTGTTTTAAGTTCTCAACAAATTCCGACAGTTCTTTTTTGGATGCATCTTTGGCATAATATAATTGCTCATCATCATAAATGTAATCAATACAGTTAATAATAACTTCTAAAACTTGATTAATATCGTTTGAATTAATATCTAATTTATTAATTGCATTGAATGTAGGATATTTTAAAACTAATCCTAACTTATCAGTTATTTCAATTTTACTTGTATGTTCTTCGTTTAAAGTTGGTTGTATTTCCAACAGATTTAAATCAAATTTAACCAAGTTTCCACAAGTATGTTCTCCACCTATATCATCTTTTATTTTATTGTTACAATTAAATTTAAGATTGACAATTTCACCAACCGATCTTGCACGAAGTTGTATGAACAAATATTCAATATCAAAAGTGGCTAAATTGTCCACATCAATGTCGTCAATTACACAGTTATTAATCACTTGCTTGATTGCACCAATAACATCTTTAACATCTTCAGATTCGGAAGCCATTAAAAATATTTTTTGTTCTTTAACTAGAAACGGACGGTAACGAATTGTTTTGCCACTCGAAATTAATTTAGTTTCATAAATGGGTACATCTATTTTTGGTAACATAATATCCTCACATTAATTAAATTGAAAGTAATCTCGTAGCGCCAGTTCCAAATAAAGTTGCTGCTGCTGCGCCAAGATCATAGTTGCCTTCAAAGATGGGTTCATATTTTTGATAGGCAAAGTTTACTGTTAAACGATGGAATCCTTCGTCAGACCAAGTCACTTGTTGTGGTGAAACGCCGATAGGAAAAGCATCGATAAATTCTACTGCATAGATTTGTTTAATAAAGTCATCATATTGAATGACTTTGATTCGTGTCATATAACTTGATTTGATACCTTTAGGAAAACGTAAGTTATTTGTATCTGGTGGATTGATTGCATCTAACCATTTATCGAACAACTTACGCTCATAGAATTCGTTGGTACATATAAAGGTAAACGAGGATTCTGCATACTGTGAACGATATGGAACTTTGAATGATGGACCATATATTCTAACGTCGGCAGTTTCTAATGTTTTACCGGGTAGTTCTGCTGCTTCACATTGAAGGGCAAGATACCTAGACATTGCTGGATTTGCAGACTTCATTCCACTATCACTACCTTTAAGACTTTGTGGTAGTGCAGAATTAATAGCATCACTTATATCACTAAATGCTGAATTAGGAAAGTTCAGTATCTTCTCTATTAAGGAGTTACTTACTGATTGACCAATATATGATGGAATAGGTAATACAACTTCAAAACGACAAGGACGTGCTAGACCATCCTTACCTTTAATGTTTGAAAGAAATAGATTAGGTGAAAACGCCATTAAAATTTATCCTCTGATTCTGACCATACTTTGTTTTTCTTTGCTTTAGCAAATGATTCAACAGGCAACATGACGGCAATATCCCATTCATCTGCTGTAATTTCTAAAAACCTAGATTGCACATGACTGTATAAGTACCTCTTAATACAAGGTTTAGCCTGATACATTTTTGATGCCCGTGCTAGGTAATCATAACTGATTCTGAGTCTAGTTTTCTCATCGTAGTTATGGTCAGTGAGTAATGTGCTTAACTTATCTAAAAGAAGTACACGCTGCTTTGGACTAATGTAATGCAAGTTAAGTCCTAAAAAACCGTCTGGGTATCGTTCTATTGGTATAACCAATGGGAACTTATCGTAATATGGCAACGTATCCTTCGTTTTCGGATCATAAAAGTAAAAGTACATTCTACCAATTATAGACTTTTCTTTGAGTCTCTGTCTGTCACGCATCAAGTCACCTTTGGTAGGTTTCAGTGCGCCAGTCTTTGCTTTCAACCAGTTACGTGCTTCACGGGAACGTGGTTCGAAACCTTGCTTGGCAAGAGAGTCTTTGATTCTGTCTATGAGTGTTCTGGTAGCCATTTAGTATTTATCTCAAATACCAAGGTGTTTTTCTGTGATAACTTGAAATTCCCAACCGTGGTCTTTGCAGAATTCGGTTGCTGCTTTCCATTTAGATTGATTGACGATATAAGTTGCCGCTTCTTGAATGTAGCGTTTAGTCTTACGTTTTTGAGTTGGAGGTTTAGTCTGTGCTTCTGGTTTGACTTCAATTACAAACGTCTTGATTATGCCATTCTTTTGCCTAATCTTGGCAACGAAGTCTGGAAAGTACCTATGTTTCTTGTTGTCCACTGGACTCCAGTATGGTATAACCAGTTCTTCGGAACCCCACCAGATAACGTCAGGATGATCATCTAAATATTTCATTACCTTGACTTCCCACGACGACCTATAGATGATATTCTTGGGATCACCTTTGTATTTTTGTGGATTTTTGGGCGTAAATTTACCTGAATATGACATAAATACTATCTAGTTAACCTACTTAGGACAACCATGGCATTTTTCGGTCTTTCTGATATAAATTTTAATCCGGATACTAAACGAACTTTTGGTCCTCTTTCCGCTCTGGAAAACACTCCGTACAAACAAACTTCTTTAAGATATCCTTCTGATGTTGGCAATTATGACAAAGGTCACTATATGGTGTTTTTTGTCCGTGAGCAGAAAGAAACTAGATTTAGTGCAGCACAGCGAGGTGGCAGCACATTTGATGAAAAGACCGAACAGGCAATACAACAACAACTGGCAACAGGAATTAGTGTATCGAATAGGACTTCAACTTCTAAACTTAAAAATGTTTTTGCACAAGAGATTAATGGTGCTTTAACAAATGCAATCAGTAAAGGTTCTGCTTATCTAAGCCAAAAAGGTGGTAAAATTGGAAGCAAAGTGAGTGGAGCAATTGACAATTTTGTTTCTGGTCCTAAGCAATCATCAAGTGAACAGAAGTATGATCAAGCAGTTGAGTATTCAATCAAAAGCATAAGTGATAAAAGTCCATTTGGATTTTTAAACACAACACAATTAACCACAGATGCTATTGCACTGTACATGCCAGATACCATCAACTTTGATAGTACAGCATCATATGATGGGTTGAATCCAGGTAAAGAATTGTTAGGTCAAGCACTGGTTGCAGCACCAGCAATTGTTGATGAATATAGAAGAGGTGGTGGTACAGCAGCCCTGAATGCACTTAAAAAGTCAGGTGCTTTACAGAATGTTGGTCAGAAAGTATTAGATAAGTTTAATCTTGGTGGAGATACCGCAAGATTAGGCGTTTTTGGATTCACTGGCAAAGTTACCAATCCAATGATTGAGTTGATTTACTCAGCGCCAGACTTTCGCTCATTTCAGTTTGAGTTCTTCTTTTATCCTAGAAGTGAAGCGGAAGCATTAGAAGTACAGAAGATTATTGATCGTTTTAGATTTCATCAAGCACCAGAACTGGATGTTATTGGTGAAGCAGGTCGGCAGTCTGGTTTATTAATACCTCCTTCTGAATTTGATATTAAGTTCTTCTATGCAGGTAAACAGAATCCAAACATACCATCTATAGCAACTTGCGTACTGCAAAGTATCCAAGTGAACTATGCACCAAATGGATGGTCAGCATATGAAGTTCCTGGCGAAAATGATCCGTTGTTAGGTCGCACAGGTATGCCAGTAGGTATTCAAATGTCATTACAGTTTAAAGAAACAACATACATCACAAAGAGTGACTTTGGTGATCAGAAAATTGGCGGTGCATCGATGCAAGGTGTATCAGCATCTTATGCTGGTGGTCAGAAGAATACTTTTAGTTAAAGAATAATGGCAAATTATTTTAATCACTTTCCTCTAACGTATTACTCTGGTTCAAATACAACCAGTTTAAATATTGTTACAAACATTATTGCTCGGTTTGGTTTTGAAAAATCGTTAAAACAAAACTCATCGGCATTTTATGAGTATCTAATTAAAGAATCTGATACTCCAGAAATTATTGCATCAAAAATTTATGGCAGTCCTGAGCGCCATTGGATTGTATTGATGTTCAATGATATTATGGATCCACAATACGATTGGCCTTTACAGTACGATACTCTAGTAAAATACATTGATCAGAAGTATTCAAAACCAAGTTATGCCGACACTGCAAATACACATGTGAGTGGTTTGTCTTGGGCAATGAGTGACACTCACACTAAAGCATACTATAAAATTATTACCAGAAAAGCAAACACTTCAGTATCTGGTGTGTCGATTGATGCTAAGACTATTATTGAAAAAATTGAAATTGATGGAAACACTTATGCTAATGTGATCGTTGGTACAAACAATGCAACATTACAAAGCAATACTAAAATTACCGAAACTACCACAAAAGAAAAAATATCCTATTATGACTATGAAGTTCAATTGAATGAGGATAAGAGGACAATCCGTTTATTAAAACCAGAATTTGTTAAAGATGTTATTGAAGAATTTAAGGACATTATTACCAAATGAGTTTTAAGATAACCGAATCAACACAGTTTTATGTTAAGAATATTACGATTGTTTCCAAAGGCGGTTCAATAGAGGTAACTTCGTTATATGAAGAATTGAATATCTTTGATTCTATGTTTCTTCCTGTAATGTCTGGTAATATATTGATTACGGATGCAAACAATCTTTCCGATAAACTGGCATTTGATGGTTCGGAAGTCATAGCAATGGCTTTTGAAAAGAGTGACGGTTCAGATATTGGTTCATTTAAAAAGTCATTTCGTATATACAAACAAACTGATCGCAGGAATATAAATCAAAATAGTGAACGTTATGTTCTCCACTTTGTTTCGGATGAATTTTTCTTTTCCGAACAACAAAGAATAACACAGAGTTATGAGTCCACGTATTCGGATATTGTGGATAAAATAATGAAAAATTACTTGAAGGTTGAACCTGCCAATCGTGGATTAATTGAAAAGACTTACGGTATAAAGAAGATTGTGGTACCTAATCTGACTCCTTTGGATGCAATTGAATGGTGTGCTAAGAGGTCAATTGATGCTAAGAATTCTCCAAACTATATGTTTTTCCGTAATAACTTAGGATTTAACTTTGTTACTCTTTCCACACTTTTAACTAAACAGTCTATACTGAATATTAACTTTGATCCTAAAAATTTGTCATCAAAGAACTCGCTGCAAGAGATGAGCAGCGCAAGAGCATTTGAAATTCTACAGCAAGATGATATTATAGAAAAGACACGGGCTGGTGTAAATGCAGGTACGTTTATTGGTTTTGATCCAATCACACGTTCGTTTGGACAAAAACAAATCACACATGAAGATGTGTATTCTGCAATGGACCATGGTAATAAGAATCCTAATGCTGTGGAAGTTTTTAACCGTGACAATACTTCCACTTTAACGACACATGATTCCAGAAAAGTGTTAAGTATAAACGGTGCCGGTCGAAAGAACAGTAATTATATAAAGAAAAACGATCCATCTTCCATTTCAAAAGTGGAAACATATGAGAACTATGCATTTCAAAGAAAATCATTGTTGAAGAATCTTGTTTCTAAAAAAGTAAAGTTAGTTATGCCGGGCAATTTTCAATTGACTTCAGGTTTAAATGTTGACTTAACTATACCTGGATTTGGTGCAAAGACAAAAGGTGATGATAATGATGATAGTTCAATTAGTGGTAAGTATATAATTATTGCAACTAGACATATCATCACAAATAATAAACATGAAACTTTAATTGAAATCGTAACAGATTCGAGTAAGACTAAACCAACAACAAGCAGTCCCAAACAAAATGAAGTGTTGAAAGCGGTAAATGGCTGATTACGAAAATAAAGACTTCGCTGGTAAAAATGGATTCACTTGGTGGATGGGTACTGTTGAAGATCGCCAAGATCCATTGAAACTTGGTCGGTGTCGTGTTCGATGTGTTGGTTGGCATTCACCCAACAAGATGCAATTACCAACAAACATGTTACCGTGGGCAACACCTAGCATACCAGTAAATATGTCCAATGTGTATGCGCCAAGAGAAGGCGATATGGTATTTGGTTTCTTTGTTGATGGTGAACATGCACAAGAACCTGTAATGCTTGGATCATTTCCTAGCATTCCATTAAAAGCAGGTAATCGTCAAGAACCATTTTCTGATCCTCGTACATCAGGTGAGTTGTCATCGGCACCAGTTAAACCTGACGAGTCTGCTACAAACTATCCACGCAAACTGGATGAACCAACAACATCACGGTTGGCAAGAAACGATTCAGATTATCCATCGCCAATTAATACTGCAAAGAAAACAAAGAAGGCAAGCAAAGTTGAACCGAGTTCATACTACAATGCCAAGTACCCATATAATAATGTGTATGAATCCGAATCAGGTCATGCACTAGAGTTTGATGATACTAAAGATGCTGAACGAATCCATCTATATCATCGATCAGGTTCTTATGTTGAATATGGTCCATTAGGTGACCGTTCCGAAAGAATACAGAGAAACAAGTTTGAAGTTGTTGTTGGTAGCGAACAAGTTTATGTTAAGGGCGATGTTACCATTTATGTTGATGGGAATGTACAAATGACTGTTGGTGGTAACTATCAAGCAGATATTGGTGGTACTTGTAAGATAACATCGGGTGGAAATATGACACTCAAAGCACCTAAGATTGATTTGAATCCATAATGCCAGCAGTTGCTCGTAAATCTGGAACTGATACTGTATCCACCGGACATGGTTGTGATGCTACAACGGTAACCGATCAGGGTTCTTCGGACGTTCGTGTGAATAGTATTGGTGCAGTTCGTGCAGGAGACCTGTGTCAAGTACATTTGATTCTTGTCGGAGATTCTTGTGTACCACATACTGTACCGTTGACTTCATATTCCGGTTCAGTTTTTGTTAATAGTAAAGGTATTGGACGATTAGGGGATGCGTATTCTGGACATACCGTAACGTCAGGTTCAGGTAATGTTTTCGCTGGAGGCTGAATAAATAAACAATGTCAACAACAATAACATCCAATAATCCACGTATACAGTCTGAAAGATCATTCAGTGATCTGGATTTGAATTTCAATATTCATCCGGTCAAGAAAGATATTACCAAACATGTAAACGAATATGCTATCATAAACTCGGTTAAAAACCTGGTATCTACAAACTATTATGAACGTCCATTCCGACCAGAAATTGGTTCGGGTGTTCGCAATTTGCTGTTTGAGAATGTTGATCCATTGGTTGCTGCTCGGTTAGAAAGAGCAATTGTTGAAACGATTTCGAATTATGAACCTAGAGTTAGTGTGTCCAATATCTCTGCGATAGCATCACCTGATGAAAATTTATACAGTATAAAATTGGAATTTTTTATTATTAATAATCCTAACCCAATTAGCATAGATTTCTTCTTAGAGAGAATTAGATAAAATGGCAGACCGTTTAAGAGTTACCGAACTTGATTTTGATACGATCAAGCAAAATTTAAAAACATTCCTAAATCAGCAATCACAGTTTTCCGACTATGATTTTGAAGGTTCTGGACTAAGTGTTCTGCTGGACATTCTTGCTTATAATACCCACTATCAAGCATACTACCTAAACATGGTGGCAAATGAAGCATTTATGGATACCGCTTTACTTCGTGATTCTGTTGCTTCTCATGCCAAAGTTTTAGGTTATACTCCACATTCAAACAAAGCACCCGTTGCTACAATTAATTTTACTGCTAACTCCGGTTCAAATACTGTAGCAACATTGACTATACCTAAAGGATTTCGTTTTCTATCAAATGAGATTGATGGAGTCAGTTATGGATTTGTAACTCTTGCCGAATCTACCGTAACTAAATCGAATACTAATTTTTCGTTTGAAGGTTTGGAGATACACGAAGGTCAATTGGTAAGTTATAATTATACACATAACCAATCAACCAATCCAAAACAAATCTTCACATTACCTGATCCTGATGTAGATACATCCACAATATCAGTATCAGTTCAACCATCAACAACAAATACAGAAACTAGAATTTATTCTTATGCTCCAGATGCTGGTGCAACTACGACTGCATCTGAGGTATTCTTTCTCCAGGAAAGTAAAGGTCAGAAATATGATATTTACTTTGGTAATGATGTTATTGGTAAAAGTATATCTGACGGTTCAACAGTTTCAATTTCATATTTGATTACAAATGGCACCGAGGCCAATAAAGCAAATAATTTTGTTGCAACTGGAACTTTAGTTGATTCATTAGGTAATTCACAAACCAATTTTACTATTGATCCTGTTGGTGAAGCAGCGGGCGGTTCTGAACGTGAGAGTGTGGATGGTATTAAGTTTGCTGCGCCTCTTCAGTTTACTACACAGAATCGTTTGATCACCTATAAAGATTATGAATCATACATAATGAAAAATTATCCTGCAGCAGATTCGGTATCTGTTTGGGGTGGTGAACAAGAAGTGCCTCCAATTTTTGGTCGTGTGTTTGTTTCCATTAAACCAAAAGTTAATTATTACCTTTCTGACACAGAGAAGCAAAGAATCATTGATGAGATTATTACACCAAAAGCAGTTGTGGCAGTGCAAACAGTTATTCGTGATCCTGAATTTTTGTACCTGTTGATTTCTTCAAACATTACTTATGATTCAAAGAAAACTATATTAACGTCAGATCAACTTAAAACTTCCATTCGTAATGCCGTTATTAATTATAAAGTTAGAACATTGGATAAGTTTGACTCAAAATTGGTTCTTTCTAAAGTGCAAGATGATATTGATGCTACAGAAAAGAATGCTATTATTGGTTCAGCAGTAACATTAAGACTTCAAAAACGATTTGAACCCACGTTAGGTTCAGCAGCAAACTATACAATTAATTTTAATGCTCCTCTCCATCGTGGTACTATTTCGAATAAGATGACTTCTACATTCTTTAAAGTTTTTGATTCGTTAGGTGCTGAGAGAGAAGTGCAGTTTGAAGAGATACCTCAGTCATACTCTGGCATTTCGGCAATTAATGTGTTGAGTCCTGGTTCAGGTTATACAACTGCACCAACAGTTACTATTACCGGTGATGGTGCAGGAGCAACTGCCGTGGCCACTATTGTAAATGGCTCAATTCAAAATATTAGTATTGTTAATCGTGGTATTGAATATACCCGTGCTGTTGTTACTATTACTGGTGGCAATGGTTCTGGCGCCTCGGCAGAAGCGATTGTTGACGCACGTACAGGTACAATACGAACAGTCTATTATGACACAAATGCAGAACGACAAATTATTGATGAGACTGCCGGCACAATTGATTATAATTCTGGTGTTATTTTCATTAATAATATATTGATCAATTCAGTCTCATCTATTGATGGACTAATACGTTTAACTATGGAATCCGAAAAAGGTATTGTCAGCACATCTAAAAATACCATTATTACGATTGATGAAGATGATCCTGTCTCAATTACTACAACATTAGAAACTGCATAATGTCAGCAAATACAGATTTAAAAACATCAGTTTTAATTGATCGTCAAGTTCCTGAATTTGTTCGGGACGAATATCCTACGTTTGTTAATTTCCTTGAAGCATATTATCAGTTTCTGGAAACAAAACAAGCATCAGCAAATAATGATCTTATAAGTGTATCAAAAAGTCTACGCACAATTTCTGATGTAGATGATTCAATTGAAGCCTTTGAAAATAGTTTTTATAACATGTATGCTACGCTTGTGCCATTGGAAGTACAAGCAGATAAAGCACTACTGTTTAAACATCTAGTTTCATTATATAAGTCTAAAGGTAGCGATAGTTCTTTCAAACTTCTTTTCCGTTTGATATTCGGTGAAGATATTGATATTATTTTACCTAAAAATAATGTCCTTAAATCATCTAGTAGTGGTTGGATAACAGATCAAAAACTTCGAATTAACACTCAAGTCGCATCACGTTATATTGGTGATGGTCTAAACAATACATTCGTTCTTGCACAAATTTCCGGGCAAGATGAGATAACGGTATATGTAAATGGTGAATTGCAAACTGGAAACTATCTTGTAAATCGTGAGTATAGAAAATTAAGGTTTACGACACCACCAGCAAACAATGCAGTCATTCTGGTTAATTATGACACAATTAATCCCGATATATTGTATAATCGAAAAGTTACAGGATTAACTTCTGGTGCATCGGCTATTATAGAACAAGCAAGTACAAGAATTGTTTCCGATACTTTGAATTTAGGTTTACCTATTGAACTTCGTGTTAATAACGATTCATTAGTAGGTAATTTTTTAAACGGCGAAGAAGTTTCTATTCCTATCGTTGATGCTAATGGAGTATTCATTGAAGTTCGTGCGACAACGTTCTCAATTGTCAAAAAAATTAATATACTTGATGGTGGTATTAACTATAACATTGGTGATCCTATTTTGGTGTTTGGTGGTTTTCCAACATCAAATGCTGTAGGTGTTGTCACAGACATCTATAGAGGAACTCCAGATCGTGTTTTAATTTATCATGGCGGCGCAGTATTTGCGAATGGTGATCCAGTCAGACTTATTGGTAATACTTTTCCTTTAACCATTGTTGTTGATGGAATTGATTTAACTGGTAAAAATGCTGCTAACACATTCATAGTTTCAACAGATACCGTTGCAAAATTTAATGGTTCTATACATGCTGGAAATACTTTAATTAGTGCCGCGGATTATGGATTTCCAAATGCGAATAATCCAACTGGTGAAAATGTAAGCACTCGAATTGTTGATGCTCTATCATATATCACGTTACAAGTTGGTCCAATTTCGAACGTTAAAATTCTTCCAGGTTCGACTGAAACTACAACAGTTACTCCAACATTGGATGTGTTTGGAGCACTTTACGGTGAACCAAATACACCAAGAACTCCAAGAAGTTTAGGTTCAATAGCACGATTTAAAATTAATGATGGCGGTAGAGATTATGCGATAGGTGACACAATTGTTTTTGGTAGGAATCCACTTGGAACACATGGTCAACATGCTTATGCTAAAGTGGCAAATGCAAATACTACAGGTGCAATTACCAGAATTGCTGTATCTAATGCCACAATATCCGGTATAGCAACTGTTGTTGCTGCTTGTACTATTGTGACTGGTGTTGGAACTGATTTTATGCTATTAGGTCCTAAAGACATAATCAACATCAATAATCAGTCTCGTACTATTGCATCAGTATCGAGTCCAACAGTATTGGAAGTTACTCTTCCATTTACAACTTCCGATTCTTATCGTGTAGAAGTTTTTAACCGTTATCCTTTAGGAGGAGAAGGTTATGTACAAAATAATTTTCCAATAATAACAGTTTCATCTGCAACTGGCGTTGGAGCAAATGTTGAAATTGATTCGATTGCATCGGATAACGAGAGACTACAAGCAACAACTAATTCTGCTCCTGGTTCCATTCTTTCATCACAAGTTTTAGTTGCAGGCTCTGGTTATCAGTATGCACCTATTGCACAAATTATTACCAATCAAGGTACTGGTGCAATTACTCAAGTTGAAATTGAACGTTCCTATCTTTCTTCGCCAGGCCGTTGGACAACTTCAGATTCTATTCTTTCATCAACCGAAAGAAAGATTGCTGGTAAAGAGTATTATGTAGATTATTCTTATATTATTTCTTCACAGACCGAATTTTACCGGTATAAGAGTATGTTGAAAGAACTTCTGCATCCTGTAGGATTTGTAAACTATGCAGACTTCAAGCAAACTAGCACAATTAATGCAAATAATATTACGGTTTCAAATATAAGTGATGTAACAATTTCTGGTAGAGTAAGTGTCGGTAATGGTAGTATTGTTATTACAGGCTCAAATACTAAATTTAATTTAGCAGTACAACGAGGTGCTTTGTCTGTAGGTTCTTATGTTGCCGTAAATGGTGAGATAAGAAAGGTCGCATCAATCAACTCTAACACAACATTAATCACATCATCGAATGTATCTGAAATAAAAATTACAAAAGCGGGTTCAGGTTATTCAAATGGTTATCTAACATTCTCTGGTGGTGGTGGAACAATCCAATCAGTTACAATTTTAAATCCCGGTTCTGGTTATCAAAATGGTCCAATTGTATGGTATGATGCCGATCAAGCAATTACTGCATTTGGTACAGTAACTGTAAATGGATCAGGTGCTATTGTTGGTACCTCGGTTACAAATGGCGGATTATTTTCACAGAAACCAGGCGCTCGACCTTTCTATTCTTCACATAAAGTATTAACGAACAGTTCAATTACTATTGCCAACACTGGCGCAGGTTATGCAAACGGTTATCTAACTATAGTTGGTGGTGCGCCATATAGAGCAGCAAACGTATCGTTTGAAGTTTATCCATCAAATGGTGCTATTAGAAGTGTGAATGTTATTGATGGTGGTTTATATGTTGCCAATCCAGGAATTACTCCTGATCCGAGTCCAAATCTCGTGATTTCTACTGTTACTATGACGGGCGGAATTAGAGGATTGGCTATAAACGCTGGCGCATATGGAGTAAATAGTTTTGTTGTCTTTACTGGCGGTGGAACTACAATTAAACCAGCAAATGCTAGAATATTTGTTGATTCCACTGGTGCTATCGTAAACGTTTTATTCTCATCATTTGGCGCATATACGAATGTTAATACCGTTATAGCAACTGCAAACTCCGGTAATGCATTGTTTACAATGAATACTCAACCCAATCATGGAAGAGCACATTCAAATGGTATTCTGATTGTTTCAGGTGGAGGTACTGCAAATCGTTCCGCACAAGTTGCTGTTGAAGTATATTCTTCAAACGGTGCAATTCGTAAACTGACTATTTTGGATTCTGGATTATATCCAAATACGGCAAATGTTCTCTTGAATGATTTAGCGGTAAAAGCAAATGGTGTGTTGAACACATCACCAATAAACATATCTTCGATTGCCGCAAACACTGTAACATACTACGGTCGTGCTCATCAAAATGGTTATATTAGATTTACTGGAGGTGATCCAGTCATCAATGCAAATGCTACTTATACGGTAGATGCGAATGGTGTTGTTGATGCCACTTCAATTAGAATTATTAACTCAGGTCTTTATCGTACTGTGCCAAAAATCGGTGTGGATAATACCGCAGTTTCTATTACTGAAGTTTTGCCAACAGCAGGTGGTGCAGGATACACAGATGGTTATATTATTGTTATGGGTGGATCACCACTTGTCAATACTTCGTTGACTGCAAATGCATCACAACTAGCAAACTCACGACCTTTAACAAATGCTAATATTCGTTTTGTTACAAGTGCATCGGGTGCAGTTATTCGAACAATTATAAACAATGCTGGTCTGTTTGCAAATAGTGGTAATATTAATATTGATACGGCAGTTTTAAATGTTTATCCAAATGTAGTAACTGTATCGAGTATTAATGCTAATTCTGGTGCTGTAGGTGTAAATAGTTTTGTAATATTTAAAGGTGGCGGTGATGGTAATACTGCTGCGAATGCTAGAATCTATGTGAACACTGCTGGCTATATTCAAAACGTGGTTCTTCAATATTCTGGTTCGTATTGGGGAGTTCCTGTTGCAAACGCAAATGCTGGGAATGCTTCATTTGCAATAACGATGAATGCTAATCCACCAACTGCTGTAAATAGTTATGTTATATTTACAGGCGGTGGACCATTCTCTAGTATAAATGTGGCAAATGCAATTATTAGAGTTGATAGTAGAGGATACATTGAAAATGTTAATGTATTAGCATCCGGCGGTATCTATACCACCGCACCTATTGCAACTCCAAATACCGGTAATGCAGTGTTTACTCTTGGTATGGGTCCAACGTTAATATCTGCAACTGGTAATGTACAGGGCGGCAGAGGCGTTACATTTAGATTATCATATAATGCCAATACAACGAACATTGCCAATTTAATTGCAACAACCGCAGCAAATACGTTGTATACGGCAAATGTTTACTTTACTGCAAATAGTAACGTACAAACTAATTCTGTGTTTACAGTTAATGCATCTGGAAACGTACAAACAATTGCTGTGTTTGATGTCAACTTTAATGAAGTGAATACTATAGCAAATGCTTATGCTACAGTGAATTCTACTGGAGCAATTCAAAACATCACAATTAATACAGTAGGTGAATACTTCTATCCACCAAATGTTATTCGAACTGGTGCTGGAACAGGTGCAATTTTGAATGTAAACAGCAAAGGCATTTTCACTCAGACTGCCAATGATAAACCATTGATTATAATCCAATAGGAACAACGAATAAATAAAGACTATGACTTCAGTAACTTCTAAAAAATTATCTTATATCACTGCCGTTCAGTTCAAAGAATCTTTCTATGAACCATCGCCGGAAGTTGGATATGTATTCATTGGCAATCATTTGGCTTATGCTAATGAGAGTAATCCACCAATTATTACCGATTCTGTCTTTGATGAAAAAACCTCGTGGGATAACATGTATGCCGCCAAAAGAATTACAGGCAATGATGTTGAACTCGTTATTCCTAAAGTTATATGGACATCAAATACCAAATACAAACAATATGATGATCAAGTAACGTTAAGTGACCTTTTGACAGGCAACACTTCATTAAATGTTAAGCCGATGTATGTTATTACATCTCAGCGTAATGTGTATAAGTGTTTGTCCAATAATGCATCAGCAAATTCTACAGTTGAACCAACTGGAGATTATACATCTTCGAATGGTAATATTGCAACTTCTGATGGTTATTTTTGGAAGTATATGTATAACGTTAAACCTTCCAACAAGTTTCTTTCTGCTGATTGGATTCCAGTACCAACATCCACTTCACAGTTAGATTATGGTGTTAATCCTATTGATGTTGTTGATGGTGAATTGACAACAATCGTAGTGTCAAACACTGGTGCAAACTACTATGAGAGAAGTTTATATGCTTCTCCAACATTCAATATTGGATGTTCATCACTGACAATTTACACTACAATTGATTTACCTTTTGTGAATATCTCTGCAAATATGTCTCTGTCTGGAGTTGGTATTGCTCCAGGAACTTATGTTACCGCAGTTGATACACAAAACACTAAGATAACAATATCCACTCCAACTGTTGCAGTTGGTGGTGGAGTTACAGCAGAAAAACAATTATCATTAACCACTCGGGTATATGTTGAGGGTGATGGAACTGGTGTTGTTGCTACTCCAACTCTTAGTAATACAAACGTATCCAAAATAACAGTTTCCACAATCGGTATTAGTTATAGTCGAGCGAATGCCTTCGTGTATGGAACTGGTACAGGTGCGACTGCTAGACCAATTTTGGATATGAAATATGGTCATGCTTATAATCCAGCCAGGGAATTAGGTGCTTCCAATGTTATGGTAGCAGTCAGAATGGGTGAAATTGACTCAACTGAAGGTGATATAATCTCGGCAAATACAACATTCCGCCAGTATGGTATATTGGTAAACCCGCATAAATACGGTGATGCCAACACAATAACATCAGTAAACGCTGATTCCGTCATATCTCAAACCACTGACGTACAATTAGGTTCTGGGCTTTCGTATGATTATGACGAATTTGTATATCAAGGTACCTCACCGACTACTGCAAATGCATATGGATCCTTGATTACACAAAGTACAGTCACAAATGTGGTTAAACTGACAAACGTAAAAGGTAGATTTATTGCTGGTTCTCCACTTATTGGAGCAAATAGTGGCACTTCAAGACTTGTTATCAATACAACACCTCCAACACTTCAACCATATAGTGGCGATTTGTTGTATACAGAAAATGCAGTAAAGACGACCAGAGCAGATGGTCAGGCAGAAAACATAAAACTTATTGTTAGATTTTAAAGGTTAGTAAATGACGCTTAATACAAATTTTAATGTTGATCCTTATTACGATGATTTTGATGACAACAAAAACTTTTATCGTGTTCTTTATAAACCAGGTTTTGCTGTTCAAGCCCGTGAATTAACACAAACACAAACAATACTTCAAGACCAAATTAAAAAGTTTGGTGATCACATTTTTAAAACTGGATCAATTGTATCTGGTGCCCAAGTCACAATTCAAAACTGTGCATATCTTAATATTGCTTCAACGTATTCTGGTACAGATGTTAATTATATTAATTTTGACCAAGAAGTAATTTATAATGCTGCCAATACCAAACGTGCGTATGTTTTAAAATCTTATGGTGCATCACAAGTTCGTGGTGAACCTGCTACATTAATTATTAATAACCTATATGGGGATCAATTTGAAGCGGGTGAAACAATCTATACATCAAACACTGATGTAAATTCTGTCACATATTTTGCAAATACGGATTCAACATTCTCCAATGGTAACTGCCAGGTATTTTCAGTAAATACAGGAGTCATTTATTATGATGGTTTCTTTGTAAAAGTTCAACCTCAATCTGTAGCGATTGACAAATATTCTCGTACAGGTAGTAGTTTAATTGGTCTCCAAGTTTCGGAATCTATTGTCGATTACACACAAGATACGACACTGTTGGATCCTGCTCAAAGTTCATCCAACTTCCAAGCACCTGGTGCAGATCGTTACAACATTGAAATGACTTTGGTCAATCGTGATCTTACAAGTACCGACTTGACGCAATTTGTTGAGATTGCACAAATTAAAGGTGGTGTTCCATTAAAGATTGTTGAGACACCAATCTATGCTGCAATTGGAGATGAACTTGCTCGTCGTACATTTGATGAATCTGGTGATTATATTATTAAGAATTTCCCAATTACGCTAACAGATAGTGTTGCAAACTCCGCTTATGCCAATATTTCTTTGGGTGCTGGTAAAGCATATATTAAAGGTTACGAATTTGGCACTGGTGCACCTACTATAATTTCAGTTCCAAAACCAAGAACTACACAATCCGTAAACAATAAAAGAATTAATTCTGATTATGGTTATTATGTTTATGCCAATGGTCTTTATGGTAATTTTGCAACCAATCAATATTCAAATGTGGAAATTTCTCTTTTAGATACTGGTACAGCAAATTCATATATTTCTGGTACAGGTCCGACTGTTGCTGGCAATACTGCAATCTATGCCAATACAGTTATAGGTAATGCTAAAATTAAATTGATAACATTTAGCAGTGCATCCGGTAATACATCAGAAGCCAATAACTACATCTATAGGGTATTCTTAACTGACATAAACACAAATCCAATTGGTATCAATAATGGATTAGATATCCGAGCAACTGGCGGTTCAACTACAACTATTACCTTTCCAACAGGATTTGCTGCAAACAACGATGTTTATAAAGGATGTACTCTTAGAATTATTGGTGGTGCACCATTCAATTCTCCCGGCGATAATACAACAAGAATTATTACTGATTATGTTGGATCAACATTAACCGCTACAATAAATCCTCCATTTTCAACTTCACCAACTTCTAATTGGAAATTTATTGTTAATACTGGTTTTGAAAGTGCGGAATCTTTAGTAGTGCGGAGTGCAACAAATTCCGTAAGAATTGCTTCAGCCAATATTGCACCACAATCGAAGAATCAAGCAATTGGATTACCACCAACATCAATTATTTCAACGGGCGGTTCATTTCAACCAACTTTTATTCAAGATGTGAAATTAGAACCGTTACTTATTCAAATAGGTGATGTTAATGTTGCTGATAATACGATTGCTGATTTTAGTTATTCTTATAGAAGGCTCTACCAAACTGTTGGACCTTTTACCGCTGGCGTATCACCCGTTTTACCTATTGGTTCAGGCGAAACTTTATTGGCAGCAACAACTACAACCGCTAAACAACAATATTATACTGTTGTAGTAACTACTGTAGGAAGTGGTACCTATTTTGTTACAGGACAAACAGTACCATCACAAGCGGTTACAATTTCCGATACTGCTCGTACCATTACTGTTGATGGTGGTGGTGCAATGTATGCAAACATTTATGCTACAATCAGTGCTTCAAATCCAGGTTCAAAGACTAAAACATTCATTAAAGCAAATACAATTTTAGTTGATCCTGCTGGTGCTGGCACAAATAACATCTTTGGTAATGCTGCTGTTTATATGTCATCTTTGGATGGACAAACAGTTATTGCTGATACATTCTTGAGAAAGACTGCTGGCGCACCAAACTATTTGTTTGCATCAGATGTACATTCTATTAATGCTATTTTTGATTTTAATGGTTCAACTGTAAGCACAGTAAACTATAATAATCTTGATAAGGCTGAAGGTTCTTCTGCAAACGTAACATCACGTTACAACTTCAATACAGGCCAAAAAGACTCGTATTATGATTGGGGTTCAATTTCTTTGAAACCTGGACAAACATCACCGAAAGGTCCATTGCTTGTTCGTTACAATCGTTTCAAATCAACTGGTGCAGGTTTCTTCACAGTGGATTCTTATACTCGTTTGGGTTCACAAGAAAATGGTGGTTCAGGTATTGATTATGGCCAAGTACCTATTTTTAGATCACAAGACGGTATATTATTTCCACTGAAAGATTTTCTGGATTATAGACCAGTACGTAAAGATGCAACTAACATTGCTACAGGTACCAATTTTGTCTTAGATGTTGAAGAGGCAGGCCTTGGACCAAAGATTGCTGAACCTGGTCAAGATATACTTACTGATTATGCTTATTATTTACCACGTATTGATCGTGTTGTTCTGAATAAGAATCGTCAGTTTAACGTATTGCAAGGTGTTCCAGGAGTTAATCCTATTACTCCAGTTGAACCCGACGACTCAATGACAATGTATATTCTGACATATCCAGCATATTTGACATATCCATCTTCAACTTCCATTCAATCGTTTAATAATAAACGTTATACGATGAAAGATATTGGTGGACTTGAAAAACGTATTATCAATTTGGAACTTTACACATCACTTTCGATGGCTGAACTTCAGACATTAAGTAAGAGTGATAGAACAGTTCGTGATCAAGTTGGACTGTCACGTCCCAAAAATGGTGTATTTGTTGATTCGTTCAGTGATAAAGGTGTTGCTGCAATTACCGCACCAGACTTTAATGCATCTATCGATGTTATTAGTAGACTTTGCCGAGGATCATATAACATTGCTTCAACTAAAATTTTCTCAAATAATAGTATTGGAAATTATAATGTTGAGGTAAATGGTCCTTTATTGATGCTGTCATCTTCAAATACCACATTTGTTTCACAAAATAAATCATCAACTACTTTAAATATTAATCCATTCAATGTAGTTAATTATCTTGGTACAGTTAAACTGGATCCACCTTCTGATGTTTGGACTTCAGTAAATCGTTTAGAAGCACAAAACATTGATTTATCTGGTGGTGAAGCGGCACGTGATGCGTGGTCATCAATTCAAAGTACCACATGGGGTGCTTGGAATACACAATGGACATCTAGTTCAAGAGATGAAGTTGTTGGTAAATCTAGTGAAGTTTTAAATCGTGTTAATACGAAAGAAAAATCCGGAGGAGGTAAAGGTCAAGCATTAGTGACACGTGGTGATGTTGCAACTACTACTACAACACAAACTACCACATCACAATCTCTTTCGGCAAATCGCTCAGGTACTCTTGCACAGATCATACCACAATCATTAACGCAATCGTTTGGTGATCGTATGCTTGATTTGAGTATCGTTACCTACATGAGAGAATCGGCAATTCTAGTTGTTGCTGAAAAATTCAAACCTTATACCACACTACATGCATTCTTTGATAATGTGAATATTGATAATAAGATTGCAAAAGTAAATCGATTCACATTTGCCAATAATGGATTAGGTTATCAAACCACAATGTCAAATGCTGAAACAGTTACATTCTATAATGCAACTACGAATGAAGTAATGGGCACTGGTGGTGTAGTTTTAACGTCCAATAATAATGCGTATGTTGTAAATATGAATCCCCGTTCTGCTTATTTGACATGGAGTACTGCAACTGCTGGCATCAAAGTTGTTGGTAGTATTACTGGTTTGTCGTACACAACAACAGAATGGTATCATTCGACAGGTGTTGCCCTCGCTGGTACTACAAACACTATTACCCTTGCTTATAGTGCAGGTGGTGCATCCGGTACTGCTGATTATTCTGGTCAAAAAATCTATATTGTAAATGGTACAGGTAAAGGTCAATCTGCTACAATTTCTACAAGTGGATATAATCCAAGTACAAGAGTTGTTACAATTGATGGAACGTGGTCAGTAACTCCAGATACTACTTCGGTGTACACTATAGGTTTATTGGAAACTGATCAAGCGGGCGCATGTGCTGGTGTTTTCCGTATACCTGCTGACACATTCCGCACAGGTGAAAAACTTCTTCGTCTGATTGATGATGAGTTTGGTAACATTGAAAACTCTCGTACCAATGGTGACGCAAGTTTCTTCGCACAAGGTATTATTGAAACTAAACAAGAAACTTCTGTAACAGTATTCACGCCAACAGTACAAAGAAGCACAGTAACAGAATCGTTCTCCGCATCAACAACTTCAGTTAAAACAAGTTCAAGTGTTGATGTTCAAAAGAACGTGGTTGTTGGTTATTATGATCCTCTTGCACAAACGTTCCTGATTAATCCAAATCAATATCCACAAGGTGTTGTGATTGATAGTATTCGTGTGTGTTTCAAAACAAAAGATATTACCACACCAGTTTCTCTACAACTTCGTCCTGTTATTAATGGATATCCATCTTCATCTACGGTATATCCGTTTGCGGAAAAAACATTAACGCCGGATAAAGTTAAAGTATCTACTATTCCGGATATTACCGATCCAAATAAGTATACTGAGTTTAAGTTTGATGTACCTATTCTATTGTTACCAGGAGAACATTCATTTGTTCTTGTGTCTAACAGTAATGGATACGAAGCATTCGTTGCTGAAATTGGTGCTACTGATTTGAAAACAAGTGTTAAGATTTCAGAACAACCGTATACAGGTTCTCTATTCTTATCGCAGAATGGATCAACTTGGACACCAGATCAAACCAGAGATTTAATGTTCACTATCCAGAAAAGAGTATTTACAACTGGTGCTGGCGTGGCATTGTTTGAAACTGATATGTCACAGAAAACTGCAAACACAGTATATGATGTTATGCAAGTTATGACAACAGATGCAATTGTTGCCAACACATCAATCAACTATGACTTTATTTCTGAAATGAATTCTGGCGGTCAACATACTTTATTGAATGTAATTCCAAATATTGATTATCCTATGGATGATGGCTATGGACGTAGAATACTAAGCACTTCAACTGGTAACACTACATTCCAACTTAGAGCAACAATGGCAAGTTCTAATCCAGATATTTCGCCAATGATTGATTTAAATCGTTTGAACTTATTGACGATTGAAAACTTCATCAATAATATGCCAGTAACCAATACAGGATTTGTAATTTCTAGTCCGGGTTCGGCATATACTGTTGTTGGTGGTGTTGGAACTCCAGTAAGTTTAACTATTACTGGTGGTTCAGGATCAGGTGCTGCTGCATATGCAAACGTTACTGGTGCTGGTGTTGTTGATAGAATTGTGGTAACGAATGGTGGTACTGGTTATATCACATCACCAACGATAGGAATTTCAGGTTCTGCTGTGATTACGTATAATGGAGAAGATAAGGCAGTAGGTGGTAATTCCAACATTCGTTATATTACCAAAAAAGTTCAACTTGCAACAGGTTTTGATGCTGGTGATTTGCGTGTCTATATGGATGCATACAAACCAGTTGATTCCAATATTCTAGTATTTTATAAACTAATGTCACACTCTGATCCAAGTGAAATTGAAGATAATAGTTGGAATCTAATGACACAGGTAAATGATTTGGCATACAGTGCTACAACTACAACTGATTGGACAGAATTAACATTTGCTCCTGGAGTGTATGGTTCTGGTAATGCGGAAAATAAGATATCATACCAATCAGCATCAGGTGGATTCTACAAAGACTTTACAACATTTGCAGTTAAAGTTGTGATGTATGGTTCAAGTACCGTTGATGTTCCTAAGTTTGCTAACCTTCGTGTTATAGCGTTACCTGCTTCAACAATTCCAAGTTACTCAACGACTTAATGGAGAATCATGTACGTACCAATTAAAGATAATCGCAATTTACTTCGTGATACATCAAATATGGCAATATTAAATACTGACGTGGAAGAGTTGAAATCATATTATGCTCAAAGGGATCAGAAGATACAAGAATTGGAAGAGAAGTATATGATGGAACAAAAAGTAAATAAACTAGAACAAGATATTACGGACATTAAAGATATGCTTCGTCAACTTGTAGATAAGAGAACATAAACATGTCAACAATAGGTAATCTTTCGACTGCAAACACCTTTCAGGAATGGTTGTCGGCGACTTCGACGTTAGTCACAAAGTCAAATGCACTTACTGATAACATAGGTGGCGCAGGTTTTCTTGCTAATACCTCATTGTATATTGAAGGCACTCAAGCATCGTTGAATGTAAGAACTCTTGCCAACATTAATACGCTTCAGGCAAACACAGGAAATATAGCGAATATTTCATTTGCTACCAGTAATTTGTATATAACACCTTCTGGAAGTATTATTGGTGGTAACATTGCAATTGCTCAAGTTACCAGTAATGCTTATATTGGTGGCGATACATTTATTTCAGGTAACCTTATCGTATCTGGAAATGTTACACTAGATGCCATTGGATTCGATGAGTTGTCGATTGCTGGCGGTGCTTCTATTGGCACAGTTTTAAATGTAGCACAAGGCTCAACACTGTCTGGCGATGTTCTTGGTGGAAATGTTTCACTCACAGGCAACATAACAACTGGTAATGCTACGGTTACAACTTATGCATCTTTAGCAACAGTTACTTTTGCAAGCGGTAACATTACTGTACCATCGAATGTTACGACAGGTAATGTTACAGTTACCAGCAATTTGAACGTTCAAGGTAATACCATAACATCATATTTGGTAGTTGGTACGAATGCAACTATATCAAACGTGGTTGTTACAACCAATACTGTTACTGGCAATATTCTTGTTACTCGTAATGCTACTGTTAATGGTAATATTGCAACTGTTAATGTTACAAGTAATTTGGCTGTAGGTGCTAATGCATCTGTTTTTGGTAATCTTACTGTATCTGGTAACAGCACACTTTCAAATGCAAATATAAACTATGCTACTGCCAATACTCTTATTCTAACAGCATCGTTGGGTGGTGCGGTAAATACTGCAATCTATAGTACAATTTCTGCTGCCATTGATTCGTCCATTGCTTTTGCAATCGCCCTAGGATAGAGATAAATAAATGAATTACAAATCACTCAGAGGTTTTAATGGCTAACAATTTTAAAAATTATTTTCTAAAGTCTGCTGGAACAACAGCACAAAATGTTTTTGCTGCTGGTACTGGTGTTCAAGCAACTGTTATTGGATTAACCATAGCAAACTTGATTACCACACCAATTTCGGCTAATATTATTTTAAATACCGGCCAACAAAACGGTGTTGGTCAAGGACAAAATGTTTATATGGTTTTGAATGCAACTATTGCTCCTGGTGGTGCATTAGTTCCTATTGGTGGAGATCAAAAATTAGTATTGGAAGCGGGTGACTATCTGCAAGTAAACACTTCAGTAGCATCATCTGCTGATGTTATTGTATCGGTTCTGGAGATTAGTTAATGGCCTATATTGGAAATACTCCTGATTTAAACTTTTATACCGTTGGAACGATTGATCGTTTTAATGGAACAGGAGCATGTACTCAATTCACTTTAACAAAAAATATAAGTGATCCTAATGCGATAGAAGTTTTAGTTAATAATGTTCAACAAGAACCAAATAGTTCTTTTTCTGTGACCAATGGCGTTATAACATTTACTGAACCTCCTGCATTGAGTACCAATAATATTCAAGTCATATATCGTGTAACTTCAATGGTTACGTATGCTCAAGTTTATGCTGGTCAATTACAACCAGGTTCAGTAACACAAACAGCACTAGCATCAGGTGCAGTAACGGCAGATAAGATTGCTGATGGTGCGGTTTTAGGAAATGATTTAGCATTGAATTCAGTTAGTGCTAATAACATCAAACCAACAGTTGTATTGAGTAATCATATTGCTGTTGGTGCTATTACTGGTAACTTGATTCCTGCAGGCGCCATTAGTGCGAATCACCATGCACTTGGTTCAATTACAACTAATTTAATTGCTACAGGCGCAGTGGCAGGAAATCAAATAAGTGTTTCTACTATAACAGGTAATTTAATTGCCGCTGGTTCTATTAGTGCAAATCATCATGCACTCAGTTCAATTACAACAAACTTAATTGCTACAGGTGCAGTGGCAGGAAATCAAATAGGTACAACTGCTATTTCAGGCAATTTAATAGCGATTGCTGCAATATCTGGCAATAATTTAGGTTTATCTGCAATCAGTGCAAATAATATGTCTAATGACGCACAAGGTTTTGATGATATGTTTCTACTCGGTGGAATGTAAAAAAGGAAAATAACAAATGGCAAGAGCATATAAAATTTTAGGTCAAGGTATAACATCGGGTGATGGTACAACTATGGTCACTCTATATACAGTACCAGCCGCAACTCAAGCAGTAGTTTCATCTATAGTTATTGCTGGTGGTACTGGTGCTGCGGGTGTAGGTTCTACTGCCCGAATTGCAGTTAAACCAACATCAGGTACTGCTTTAGCACAACAACATTATCTTTGCTATGATGTAAATATACCAGCAAAAGATACTGTTACTCTGACTTTAGGCATCACATTAGATGCTTTGGCAGTTGTCCAAGCCGCATCAAATAATGCAACCGTTTCTTTCAACGTTTTTGGCGCAGAAATTTCTTAATAAATTATGACAACCAGGTCCACTACACGAACTGTCAATTCTTACAAATTTACGAGTAACGATAAAGTTACGCAGAATTTAACTAAACGTAAATCAATCGCTGGAGCAATTCAAGGTTTCGGTAAACCTGTTTTCACTTTTGATTATCTTATAGTTGGAGGTGGCGGTGCAGGCGGTGCTTCTGGTGGTGGCGGTGGTGGTGGTGGCGGTATTGTTACGGGAACAGCAGGTTTAACTAATAATCCTGATTACACTGGTGCATCATTCACTGCAAGTTTTTGGTATCAACCAACTCCTGGCACTAATCGAAATGAGATGCAAGTTTCTGCGGTATCATCAGGAAGAATAAAAGTAGGACAAAGAATTTCTGGATCAGGTATTCCACCTGCAACATACATTCTTACAGATCGTGGTGGTAATGGTGGGGTAGGAAACTATTCTGTATCCACAACAGTTTCCGCATCAACGCCATCGCAACCAACATATCCAGGCACTGCTTCACCAACCGCAACTCCAGTTCAAGCAAATGTATTAACCCCCAGAGCAGTTACATCAACTGGTGGTTTTACCTATAATACACCAGTAAGTGTCTCAGTGGGTGGCGGTGGTTCACCAACAAACAATGGTAGAGGTGGAACTGGTAATCAATCTTACATAGGTAGTTCCAGTGAATATCTTGCATATGGTGGTGGTGGTGGCGGAGGACAAATAAAACCTGGCGGTAGTGGCGAAAGTAATAGTTCTATTCACGGTCAGGGCGCAGACTTACCTAATGCTGGAGTTGCTGGAGCAGGAGGACAATCAGGTCATAAACAATGGTTAGCAAGTGCACCATATAATTTTGTTGCTGGTGGATATCAAGGCGGCTATGGTGGAGCATCATGGCGACCAGGTGCACCATCGGTTGATGTTAGGAATGGCGGAGGTGGTGATCGTGCCAATGATGCTCCGTTTCCTGGATATCCAAATTCGCCAGTAACAATGCCAGCAACACCTTCATTGTTGCAAGGTTATGGTGGTGGCGGTGGCGGTGCAGGAGGATGGGATTCACCATCACCCTCAGATGCTGGACGAGGCGGTGATGGCGGAAATGGATATATTTGGCCCTATACAAGTCCTTTAAGTTATGGTTCTGGTGGCGGTGGTTCATCATATAATCCAACTAATAATCCTTCTCCTGGAGGCAACGGAGAAGGAGGTTTTGGCACAGTTTATCGGGGCGGTGATCAAATAGGTGATGGTGGTTATGGACCTGTGACACCCTCTACCGCACCAACAGGACCACCATTACCACCATTTGGTTATAAATCAGGATATGGTGGCACTGATGGTAATGATAATAGTATACAGGGACAAATAAATCGTGGTGGCGGTGGCGGTGGACGATATGAGTCTGTATCGTCTGGTGGTGGTTTTCTTTGGGCACCATTCGGCACTAATATTTGGAGTCCTGCTACAGGACCAGCATCACCAACAAGAGGTGGTCGTAGTTATGGAGATACAAGTGGTGCGGGTGGTTCTGGAGTTGTAATCATTCGATATCCAGCAGTGTTTGGTAATGTATCTAATTCGGGTTCACCTGATGTGTCTGTATCGCCTACAGGATTTATCAGTTATAAATTTACAGGTTCAGGTTCAATCAATTTTGATTTCCCACTCTAATTTAAAGAAAAAAAATGGCAAGAGCATACAAAATATTAGGACAACAAAGTTCAACAGCAAATATTCTGACGAACTTGTATACCGTTCCAGCAGGTAACTCTGCAATCATCTCATCGATTACTATTGCTAACTTAGATGAGAATGCAGCAAATGGAGCAGCATTTAGAATTGCTGCAAACACTTCTGGTTCTCCTCTTGCTAATGGAAACTATCTTGCTTATGGTATCAATGTACCAGGTCGTGATGCAATTACATTGACACTAGGTATTACTCTTGCAGCAGGTTCACAAATATCAGTAAACGCTAATACATCTCTTCTAGCATTCTCAGCATTCGGCACTGAAGTCTACTAATGGCACTCAATAGAATAGCACTAAACAAAGTTTCACTCAAGCGCATGACCGTGCCAGGTACTGGTGGAAGTGGTGGTTCTACACCTGCTGCACCAACAACACGTTCCGTAATACAAGTGTTTGGAGGTTCAACATTATGGACACCTCCTACTGGCGTAACATCAGTTGATTGGTTAGTTGTTGGTGGTGGTGCTGGTGGAGGTAGATCAGGTGGTGGCGGTGGTGCAGGTGGATATCAAGCAGGAACAGGACTCAGTGTAACACCAGGAACATCATATACTATGGCAGTTGGTGCCGGTGGTACTGCGGGTTCTACAACTGTTAATGGTGGTAATGGAGGTAATTCAGGAATTTTTGTCACAAGTACAGGTTCAATTTTAATTAATTGGTCGATTGGTGGTGGAGGTGGTGGTGGTATTGCGCCGGGTGGTGCCGAAAATGCTGGACTCAGTGGTGGTTCTGGTGGTGGCGGTGGACACTCTGGCGCTGGTAAAGCGGGAGGTTCAGGAACACCCGGTCAAGGATTTGCTGGTGGTAGTAATTTTTCTTCTTCTCCTTATACAGTGGGTGGTGGTGGCGGTGCTGGTGCCATAGGTGTAACTGGTGTATCTGGAAGGAGTGGCAATGGTGGTGTAGGAATTTTTTCAACGATTACTGGTGCAAATACAGGTTATGCTGGCGGTGGCGGCGGTGGTGGTAGTGCTTTTTATCCATCGATTGTAGGACTTGCTGGCGATGGAGGTGGTGGTGTAGGTGGAGTTCCTAGTCCTGCTTTTGGTGCTGGTGCAAATGGTACAATATTGACGGGAGGTGCTGGAGGTGGAGGCACTTATCCAGATTCACCAGGAGGTTATGCTGGCACTGGTGGTGCTGGTGGTTCTGGCGTTATCATTCTCAAATACACAGTAAGCACATCAACAAATAATATATTCGTCTACAATAATACAAGTGTATTCATTGTACCTACTGGCGTATCACAAGTAGATTATCTTGTCGTTGCTGGTGGCGGTGGAGGTGGTTGGGATCGTGGAGGTGGCGGTGGCGCAGGTGGTGTATTATCTGGCACAGGATATCCAGTAGGTTCAAATTCTGCAATATCAATCACAGTTGGCGCAGGTGGTGCTGGTGGTGCTGGTGCACCTAATTTCGGTGGCAATGGAAGTAATTCTGTATTTGCCAGTATTGTTGCACTTGGTGGTGGTACATCAGGTGGTCCCGGAGCAATTGGACGAGTAGGTGGCTCTGGTGGCGGTGCTGGTTCAGGTGGTGGTTCTGCTGGTGGTGCTGGAACTCCTGGTCAAGGTTTTGCTGGAGGAACATATGCTGGACCTTATGGAACTGGTGGCGGCGGTGGTGGTGGTATAGGACAAGGAACTCCAGCCCGTGGTGGTAATGGTGGTATAGGAATTTTTTCAACTATTTCTGGTGCTAACGTAGCATATGCTGGAGGTGGTGCAGCAGGTAATGCTGTTGATTTAGGTAATGCTGGAGGTGGTTTTGGCGGCGGCGGTTATGCAGTTTATTCATCAGGATCACCTTGGTTAGGAACTCCATATGGTGGTGGTAATGGTGGAACATCGGGAGGTCAAGCGGGTGCTTCTGCAAATAATAATACTGGAGGTGGTGGTGGTGGCGGTTCTAATTCACCGCAAGGTAATGGCGGTGCAGGCGGTTCAGGTATCGTTATCGTTTTTATTCCTACTACACAATCAACTGTAGATAGATATCTTTACACGGCATCAGGTCAGTGGACAGCACCGCCAGGAATTGCTGCGGTTGATTATGTGTTAGTTGCGGGTGGTGGTGGCGGTGGCAGAAATATAACTCCAGGCGCTTATGGCGGTGGCGGTGGCGGCGGTGCTGGTGGTTATCTATCAGGTACAAGTTTTCCAGTATCACCAGGACAAACATATCCTATTACCATCGGTTCAGGTGGTACCGCAGGAGTTTCAAGTCCTGTTGGTGGTGCAGGTGCTAACGGTTCAAATTCAACATTCTCTTCACTTACTGCAATTGGTGGTGGTGGTGGCGGTGGTGCAGAAACTACTAATGGTAGGTCGGGTGGTTCTGGTGGTGGTGCAGCACAAATTTCTGCTGGTGCAGGATTAGGAACACCAGGTCAAGGAAACAATGGTGGATTTAGTCCAGGCGCAGCAAATCATAATGCTGGTGGTGGTGGCGGTGGTGCTGGAGGTACAGGAGGAAATACTGTACCAAATGTTGGAGGTGTTGGTGGTGCAGGACAATCAACAACACTAACAGGTACATTAACATATTTTGCTGGTGGTGGAGGTGGTGGCGCATTTAGTGGGAATGCTGTTGGAGGTAGTGGAGGTGGAGGTATTGGTGGAAGCACTGGTGTTGATGGAACAATAGGAGGAGTGTCAACTGGCGGCGGTGGCGGTGGTGCTGGTGGTGGTAATCCTGCTACCCCAAATGCTGCGGCAGGTGGTTCAGGTATACTTATACTCAAACACTCAACTTGATCCTAACATGGACATAAATACTGAGTATAACTTTTTATAGGGGTGATTGAATGAATAACAAAGAAATTGAATATGCACACTTTTTAATTGGCAGCAATAACAAATTAGTTTGTGGCATTGATACAGCAATTAAAGCATTACGTCCAACAGCACGATATGATATGTCTGCTTCAGGTGGACATTTTGAGTTCACACGTTGGGAAGATGATGCTAATACCGAAGCACCAACAAAAGCAGAAATTATGGCTGAGTTGGAATATCAGAATAAGTTTATTGAGCATCATCAATACTTTTTAGATCGTGCATCACATTATCCTGATATCACAGTTCTTGTGAACTCACTTTGGGAAGCAATGGACAATAGTGAGATACCAGGTAAAGGAACAAAGTTTTATAACATGATCAAAGAAGTGAACGACGAGTTTCCTAAACCAGACGGCAATGCACCAGTAAGACCAGAATAATAGGAAAATAAATGTCATACATTGGAAATCAAGTTACATCTGTACCATTTAGCACAGACGTTTTTAGTGGAACAGCGGCGCAAACTCTTTTTGGGCCGTTACTCCGTTCACCTGCCACAGCAGCATCTATTATGGTGTTTGTGGCAGGTGTCTATCAACGTCCAACTCTTGATTATAGTATAAGTAGCGGTAACTATGTTTCATTTGTTTCAGCACCAGCATCAGGTACTAATAACATTGTTGTCCATCATATAGGTAATGGCGTAATGGCAACACAAGTTCCTGTTACCAGTTCTGTTACTACTACTTCAATTCTTGATGGCGCAGTTAGAGGTAATAGTATTGGAGTAACTGCGGTCACATCAAATCATATTACTTTAGGTGCTATCACAACTAATTTAATTGCAACTGGTGCTATATCTGGTAACCAATTAGGACTAAATTCTGTTTCTGGTAATAATATTGGTACTGGTGCTATTAGTGCTAATCATTTCTCTGGCGGTGGAGTTACTTCTGAAACATTATCACCAAATTTAACAGTATCTGTTTCCAGAACAAAAGAGACTGCATTAGTTAGTTCTTCTGGTGCAAGCGGTACAATTAACATTGATGTTACAGATCGTTCTGTTCACTATTATGATGGAACAACTTCATCAAATACTACTTTCAATGTTAGAGGTAATGCTTCTTATTCGTTTGATTCAGTTACATCAATTGGTCAAACAACATCCGTAGCAGCGATTGTTAAAAATGTTTCTGGAACTGGTCGTTTTGTTTGTTTCCTAACAATTGATGGTTCATCACCAACTATTGTTTATGCTGCTAATGGTAAACCAGGTTGTACAACAACAATGATTGCATCTACTGAAACAAATATCTTCACGTGGTCTATCTTGAAAACTGCGGCATCAACATATAGAGTTTTTGCATCAAATACAATTTTTGGAACTGCATAAATGCCTATTATTAGTGGATTTGGTAATGGTTCTTTGCGAAGTTATGGAACATTAATTGATCGCCAAAAACCGGTAAATTTGCCAGGAACAGGTACGATTGAGTATCTTGTTATTGGAGGTGGTGGTTCTGGTGGTGGTCCAGGTAATGGCGGTGGCGGTGGTTCTGGTGGATTTCAAGCATCTCCTAGTTATGGAGTAACGCCATTATTACAATATACAATTAGAGTTGGCGGCGGTGGTGGTGGTAATGGAACAAATTCTGGAATTTTTGCTACAGTATCTGGTGCAGCAGTTTCTTGGGCAAGAGGCGGTGGTTCAGGAGGTGGCCAAAATGCTCCTGGTAATGGTATGTGGGGTGGTCCATATCCTCCAGCAAATCCTGATGGTTATGGCGGCGGTGGTGGTGGCGGCAATCGACCACTAGGCGGAGTACCCCCTCTTGGTCCAGGAGATTATACTTTTGGTGGATATGCTAGTGATCAAGGCCGTAATGGTGGTGGCGGTGGAAAAACTCCAACAAATACTGGTCCATTAGGTCATGATGGTGAACCGCAATATGGCGGTGGTGGAGGCGGCGGTGGTGGTGCATCTGGCGCAGGAGAAAATGGTGGAGATACTGTAACATCGTATCTTTATGGAGGTTCATATCCAGCACCAAGCACACCTGATTCTATCAAATATGCTTCAGCATGGGGCGGCAATGGTGGTAATGGCACAACATCAACGATTACTGGTGCAACTCTTGGGTATTCTGGCGGCGGTGGTGGCGGTGGTGATGGTGGAACAAATCAAACAAACATACATGCTGTTGGAGGTCTAGGTGGTGGTGGCGGTGGTGCTGCGCCAAACAGTCCGGTTGGAAGACGCCAGTATGCAAATCCTTCGGGAGTTTTAACTGGAGGACATCCAGGCAATGGCGATGCATACACTGGCGGTGGAGGTGGTGCTGGTGGTACATCTGGTGCTTCTGGTGTTGTTATCATTCGTTATCCACTTTCTTATGCCAGAGCAAATGCATTTTTAGTTTCCGGAAGTCCAATATATTCTGAAGATGCAAGTTATAGATATTATACATTCCAAGGAAGTGGAACTATAGGATTTAGTCCTGGAACTTCCATAGACCCATAAAAAGAATTTATCGGAGAAAAAAATAAATGGCAGCACCTAATATAGTCGGAGTAACTACGATTCGTGGCAAATCGAATGTCGCTAACCTTACTACGACATCATCTTCTGTTATTGTGAATCCTGTAAATTCTGGACAAGTGTTTAAGATTAATACAATTATGATTTCGAATGTTGATGGCACAAGTGCGGGTAATGTCTCAGTAGAATTGTTTAAGTTTGGCGCACAGAATACTTCAACAGGTTTAGGTAATGCAACATATGCTATTGCCAATACTATGACTGTACCTGCTAAATCTTCATTAGATGTTCTTTCTAAATCACTCTATCTTGAAGAGGGTGATCACCTCAAAGCAAAAGCAGATTCAAACAATCGTCTGCATCTTATCACATCGTTTGAAGAGATAAGTTAATGCCTTTAGGATTGAATGGCGGGATTATCGGTCTTGTTAATTCATCTACAAGATTTGGTGGTGCCGCAGGAGTTTGGTCATTAAGTGAAGCAGGTATAAACAGTCTTGCTGGATTATGGCCTGATCCTTATACCGTAACTCAAATATTCAAATCATCTCAACCTTTAACATTTCCTCAAGGCGTTACATCAGTTGACTATCTTGTCATTGGTGGTGGTGCTGGTGGTGCCTCTGGCGCTGCTGGACCCGCCTTTGCTGGTGGTTGTGGCGGAGGCGGTGCAGGTGGTTTTATCATAGGTACCAATTTACCAGTAACATCTGGACAAGTTTGCACTCTTGTTATTGGTTCTGGTGGAGCAGGAGGCACATCACCTCCTGGTAATTTCAGTAACTACGGAAGTAACGGCACAAATTCTGGCATATTTGTTACATCATCGGGAACAACTGTAATTCCTTGGGCATATGGTGGAGGTGGTGGTGCTGGCGGTGATGCTACAGGTATAGGTTATTCTGGTGGGTCTGGCGGTGGTGGTAATGCTGCGGGTCCTGCAGCAGGTAAAGGTGTTTATCCCGGTTCTAGTTTTGTAAATGCTGCTAGACAAGGTTATGATGGTGGAACTGGTGGTACAGCAGGCGGCGCAGGTGGTGGTGCAGGCGGTGCTGGTACTCCTGGAAGCGGTAACTTTACAACTCTTCCTGGTGGTATAGGAGTTTATAATTCACTGAGTGGTTCAAATACTTATTATGGATATGGTGGTGATGGAGGAAGAAACGATTTTCCTCCTGCCCAATCAGGAGCAAGTGCTAGTATTAATACAGGATCTGGTGGCGGCGGTGGCGGCCAAGGTGGTGGTGGTGTCGGATTAGGTGGTGCTGGAGGTTCTGGTACTATTATTCTTAAATATTATATTACTCCAACAACAAATACATTATTCACATTTGCTAACACAACTCAATTTACTGTACCTGATGGCATAACAACAATTGATTATCTTATCATTGGTGGTGGTGGTGGCGGAGGTGGTAACGGTGGCGGTGGCGGTGGTGCTGGTGGTGTCTTATCAGGTTCTGGATTAGCAATACAATCAAATATTACGATGAATGTAATTGTGGGTGCTGGTGGTTCAGGAGTTAATTCACCTGGTCGTGGAGCAAATGGAAGTAATTCAACATTCGGCACTTTAACTGCTATCGGCGGCGGCGGCGGTGCTTCACGGGACGGTGGTGGTGCAGGATGTGCAGGAGGTTCTGGTGGTGGTGGCAGTGGTGCTGCGTCTACGAATGGTCCAGGTTATCTTGCGGGAGTAGGTTTATCTGGACAAGGATTTAATGGAGGTATTGGTACTGCACCTGATGCTGGTACTTCTGCTGCTGGAGGTGGAGGTGGTGGTGCTGGTGGTATAGGTGCTAATGCCGCTTCTCAATTAGGTGGTAATGGTGGTATAGGTATTTTTTCATCAATTACTGGATCAAATACAGCATATGCTGGTGGTGGCGGTGGTGGAGTTACTGTAAATGGTAGAGGTGGATGGGGTGGTAATGGTTATGTTTCTTACTCAACCTCATCACCTTGGTTAGGTACACCATATGGTGGTGGCAGTGGAGGTGGACCAGGAACACCAACTGTTCCTCAAACATCAGCGAATAACAATACTGGCGGTGGCGGCGGTGGTTTTGGTAACGGAGCAAATGGTGGTTCGGGCGTTATTTACATTAAAGTTTCAGCAGTACAAAATAAAATAGCATTGTTCACTAATACGGCATCGTGGACAGTGCCTACAGGTGTCACATTAGTTGACTATTTACTTGTTGGTGGTGGTGGAGGTGGTGCTGATGGTTCTGGTGGACACGGTGGCGGTGGCGGTGAAGTGATAACAGGAACTGCTTTCCCAGTAACGCCAGGAGCACAAGTTACAGTTACAGTTGGTGGAGGTGGTGCGGGTTGGGTAACAGGAACACCCGCTCCTCCAGGATTTGTAAGTTTTGGTTCAAATGGATCAAATTCAGTATTCTCATCTTTGACTGCACGTTACGGTATGGGCGGTCAAGGTCAAGCAACTTACAACGGACCATTAAGTATATCACGAGGTGGTTCTTCTGGTATGGGATGGTCAACTCCAACATATTTGGGTGGAACTGGCTTTCTTGGATCTGCTAGTGAAAGAGGTGGTGGCGGTGGTGGTGCCGGTGGTGCAGGAAGGAATTATGATACTCCTGCTCCTGCTTCTGGCGGTGCTGGAGGTTTAGGATTATTCTCATCATTAACAGGATCAAATACAGGTTATGCTGGTGGTGGTTCGGGTGGTGGTGCAGCACCTTATCCTGGTGCTTCTACAACTTCCGGAACTCCTCATCCTCAGTTTGGTGGCGGAAGAATGGATCCTACTGTAGCAGGTGCTATACCTTATGTTGGTAATGCTCGTTATGCGTCAGGAGGCGGAGGCGGTGGTGGTAATGCGGGTGTACCATTATATTCTGGCGGTGGTGCTGGCGGTTCAGGAATTGTAGTTATTAAGTGGGTATAATAAATGGCAAAAAGATTTAACGGTGGATTAATTGGTGTAGTCAATACTGCTAAATTCTTGGCAGGTGATACCACTGGGTTTTGGACACCAAACGAAGTTAATCTGAATAAACTTGCTGGATTGTGGCCACGTGACGATTTGCCTGTTGTACAAATATTCACAACAACTCAATCAGTAATTTTTCCTGATGGTGTTAAACAAATAGATTATTTTATTGTCGGTGGTGGTGGCGGCGGTGGTGCAAACTGGGGTGGTGGTGGTGGTGCAGGTGGAGTGCAAACAGGTTCTAGTGTATCTGTAACACCAGGAACATCATATACAATTGTTGTTGGTTCGGGAGGCGCAGGTGCGCCTTCGGGAGCAGGAAGTAACGGAACAAATTCAGGATTATTTGTCACAAGTACAGGCACAGCATTAACTTCTTGGTCACTTGGTGGTGGCGGTGGCGGTTATAATAATGGAGCATCATCTGGAGGTGTGGGTTATTCTGGTGGTTCTGGTGGTGGTGGCGGCGGTGCACCTGGAGGTTTTGGTGTAGGTGGATTAGGCACACCAGGTCAAGGTAATAATGGCGGTAATGGAGTCGCACAACCTGGTGTAGCATATGCTGGCGGTGGAGGTGGTGCTGGTGGTGCAGGAGTGTCGGCAGGACCAACAACAACTACAGCAAGTGGTAGTGGAGGTCTTGCATTATTTTCTCCATTCACTGGAGCAAATATTTCATATGCTGGTGGTGGAGGTGGTGGTTCTTCTCCTGGTTCAGCATTTGGTTATGGTGGTGGCACACCAGTTATAGCAAATAAAGGTGGTGGCGCAGATGGTGTAGTTTCTGGTTCAGTAGTCGCTGCAAATACAAACACTGGTGGTGGAGGTGGTGGTGGTTCCACTGGTGGTGGCGCAGGTGGCGCAGGAGGTTCAGGCGTTGTTATTCTTAGATACAATAGAAGTTCAATAAATCTTATATACACATTTGCAAGCACTCAACAATGGTCGGTACCTGATGATATCACAACAGTCGATTATCTTGTTGTTGGCGGTGGTGGTGGCGGCGGTGCTGGAGGTGGTGGCGGTGCTGGTGGTTTTTTAACAGGTACAAGTTTTCAAGTAATACCAAAAGAAACATATACTGTTACTGTAGGTGCTGGTGGTTCAGGTTATCTATCACCACTTAATGGCACCAATGGTGGAAATTCATCGTTTGGTACAATCCTTTCTCTTGGTGGTGGATACGGTGGCAGTTTTGGAAATGGTGGAGCAAATAACGGTGGTTCAGGTGGTGGCGCAGGAGCATCAACTGGCGGCGGTCCATACGGCGGCGGCACAGGAGCACCCGGACAAGGTAACAATGGCGGTGGCGCAACAAGTACACCAGGAGTAGGCAACTTTAATGGAGGCGGTGGTGGTGCTGGTGCTAATGGTGAAAGTGGAATTGGTGGTACTAAATCAGGTAACGGCGGCATAGGACTAACATCTTCTATGTCTGGCGTATTAACATACTATGCTGGCGGTGGTGGTTCTTATGGTAGTCCTGGTTTTTCTCCTAAAATAGGTGGTCTTGGTGGTGGAGGTGATGGTACATCCACATCAGGAGTATCAGGAAATACAAGTACGGGTGGTGGTGGTGGTGCTGGTCCAGCGGCTGCACCTGGTGGTGGAGGTCGTGGTGGTTCGGGTGTAGTAGTCCTTAAAGTTTCATCAATACAGAATGCTTTAAAAATTGCAGTATTTAATAATACGTCAACTTGGATTGTTCCTGCAGGTGTAACAACAGTAGATTATCTTGTTGTCGCTGGAGGTGGTGGTGGTGGTGGTAATGCTGGCGGCGGAGGTGGTGCTGGTGGACTTAAAACGGGAACAATTAATGTAGATGGTACCTATAATGTTATTGTTGGTTCTGGTGGTTCACGTGCACCGGGTGGTAATGGATTAGGTACAAACGGAAGTAATAGTGGATTCTGGAATGTGTCAACATCACTTTGGTCAACTGGTGGAGGTAGAGGTGGATCACGTGACGTATCACCTTCTGCTGGCGCTACTGGTGGGTCTGGGGGTGGTGGTGGTGGTGGATTCACTACTGGTCCAGCAGGAGCAGGAACGCCAGGCGAAGGCAACAACGGTGGTACTGGTACTGATACACCTTCTTCTCCAGCACCGCTTGGTGCAACTGCTGGTGGCGGTGGCGGTGGTGCTGGTGGTGTAGGTAGCAGTGCTCCTAGTGTAGTTGATAATCCTGCGGGCGCTGGAGGAATTGGAGTATATTCCACAATTACAGGCGCAAATGTTGCTTATGCTGGCGGCGGTGGTGGTGGAGTTGAAAAAGCACCTAACGTTCCTGGAGGTATTGGTGGTGTTGGAGGTGGAGGACTGGGTGGTTCACCTGCTCCTGGTCCCGGACAAAATGTAACTAATGGAACTGCTAATCTTGGAGGTGGAGGTGGCGGTGGTGGTTTATCACCTTTAACTCCTGGTGCATCAACAACTCGTTTTGGAGGTTCAGGCGGTTCAGGAATTGTCATCCTTAAATGGACATAAATAAATAACTAAATAGATTAAATTGTTTTAACTTAGGAGAGTATTACATGGCACATTTTGCACAACTTGATGAAAATAACGTTGTTACTCAAGTCATTGTAGTAAGTAACAATGAACTACTTGACGCAAATGGTCAAGAACGTGAAGAACTTGGCGTAGCGTTTTGCCAACGACTGTTTGGCGGTAACTGGAAACAAACATCGTACAACCATAAATTGCGTGTACGTTATGCTGGTATCGGCTATTCATACAATGCTGATCTTGATGCGTTTGTTCCCCCGAAACCATTTCCATCGTGGACACTGAATAGTGAAACCGCATCATGGGATGCACCTACACCAATGCCTACAACTGAAGGTAAGTTGTATCATTGGGACGAAGCAACAACTTCTTGGGTAGAAACCACTGTAGCATAATGCCTGGTTCCAATCTTGGTTATTTCGGAAATGTTTGGATAAAACAAACAGTATTAGAAAAAATTGGAGATTATGCCCCAGGTCATAAGCATAACTTTGATCACGTATCACTTATAACAAAAGGTAAGGTGCAAGTAGAAGTAGAAGGTAATATTAAAGAATTTGTTGCACCTACCTTTGTTGTAATCAGGAAAGAATATGAGCATGTATTTACTGCTTTGGAAGATGACACGCAGTTTTATTGTATCTTTGCATTGAGGGATTTTGAAGGTGAAGTTTTTGATCCTATTTTTAGTGATGAGCATGATCCTTTAAGTGCTGAGGTATATAATCATCCTGGCGCTAAAAAAGACTATTGGAAACAAAGTAACAAAATAGATGTTTAGAGGTTTTAAACCGACTTAACCCTGCTGCGGCAGGGTTTTTTATTAGCGGTATAAGATTGACTAAATAGACTATTAAAAGGAGAAAATCTTGGCTGCTTATGTAGAACTTACAATAGAACAAGGTGCGAATTTAATTTCAACTGTTTCTGTCAATGACAATCAAGGTGATGCAGTAAATTTAGCAACCTATTCTGCATCTTCTCAACTACGCAAGTCTTATTATTCCTCATCTGCAAACACCATGTCGGCAATCATTACTGGTAATGCCAATGGTCAGATTACTCTCACAATGACCGCAGCAAACACTGCTAACCTTACTCCAGGTAGATATGTCTATGATTTAACTATTCGTAATTCCGTAGACAATTCTGTTACCCGTGTAGTAGAAGGTACGGCAGTTGTATTACCATCCGTTACGAGGTAAGAAATGGCAATAGATATTGGTAGGGTTGTAATTAATCAACCTAACAGAACAACAATAACATCACCGAATTATCGTCCTAAACCAAACGTTGCTTTTGCTGAGATTAATGATGTATCAACAGATGGTTTAGAAGATGGTTACACAATCATCTTCAGTGCTGCAAATAATAGATATGAAACTAAAAGTGCAGCAAATCTAACTGCATCTATCTCCATATTTGGTGGATATTTCTAAGAATATAAATGGCTAATTCTCTTATCCAAATAAAGCAGTCGTTTACAAACACTGTTCCTGTATCACTAAATGTTGGTGAACTTGCCTACTCGTATGTAAGTAATAGTCTGTTTATTGGTTCACCAGGAAACTCTGGTTATATTAACATCGGTGGTTTCAGTTCTTTACTCAGATATGATGCAGCATTCAATCATGCCAATTCTGGATTCATACAAGCAAATTCAGGTTTTCTTCATGCTAATGCTGCATTCATCAAAGCGAACTCTGGTTATGAATCACAGAACTCAAGTGGTCAATATGCCAATGCTGCATTCATTCGTGCAAACAATTCTCTTAATGCCAATCTTGGTGGTCAAGTTACTGGCGTTACAACATTCAATTCTAACACAAGAGCAACATCAAATACAACAGGTGATTTAGTTGTCGTTGGTGGTGCCGCAATCAAAGGTAATGTATACACAGGTTCAATTTACATTACAGGTAATGGTCTAAGTGGCACATTAAATGCCATCGTATTTGGTGACGGTACCACACAAAATACTTCACCTGATGCAATTGCTTTATCTGCTAACTTAGCATTCGGTAATGCTAATGGTGCATTTGCAAAATCAAATGCTGCTTTTATTGTTGCTAATGCCGCATCCATTCGTGCTAACAATTCTGTTGATGCAAACTTAGGTGGCACAATCACCGCAACAACTGCGGCAATAACAAACACTTCGGGTGCTTTGATTGTTGCGGGTGGTGTTGGTATTAAAGGTAATGTATATACTGGTTCGATTGTAATGACAGGTAATGGTGTTGGTGGTTTATCTAATACACTTACATTCCCTGATGGCACAATTCAAAATACATCTCCTGTTGCTACAAGTTACTATGCTAACTCTGCTTTTGCAAATGCCAACGCTGGATTGGCGATGGCAAATGCTGCGTATTCTTACGCCAACGGTGCATACACTGCTGCCAATTTAGCATTTAATCAAGCAAACTCTGCATTCATAAAAACCAATTCAGCATTTGGTCACGCAAACTCTGGATTCATACAAGCAAACTCTGCATATGCTCAAGCAAATGCTGCTTATTTAAGTCAGAATGCTACAGGTCAATATGCCAATGCTGCATTCCTAAGAGCAAATAATTCTCTTAGTGCAAACGTTGGTGGTACGGTTACTGGTGATGTTCTCATTACGGGTAATCTTACTGTCACTGGTAATACAACGTATGTAAACACTTCTCAGGTATTAATTGCAGATAATATTCTAACATTGAATGCTGCAATCAATCAGGCATCTGCACCAATACTAAATGCTGGTCTTGAAATTGATCGTGGTTCTTCTGCAAATGTATATGTATTGTGGAATGAAACAATTGATAAATGGACTGTCACAAATGATGGTACAAACTATTATGGTATTGGTTCTGATGCTGCTGAAGCATATGCCAACTCTGCGTTTATAAAATCTAATTCTGCGTTTGGTCATGCTAATGCTGCTTATATAAGTCAGAATGCTACAGGTCAATATGCTAACTCAGCATTCATACATGCAAACTCTGCTTATAATTCACAGAATGCTACAGGTCAGTATGCTAATTCAGCATTCATACATGCAAACTCGGCATATCAATCACAGAATGCAACTGGTCAGTATGCGAACTCCGCTTTTATACAAGCGAACTCCACATTCATTCATGCGAATGCTGCGTATCAATCACAGAATGCAACTGGTAATGTAGCAAACTCTGGTTTTATTCAGACAAATGCTGCGTTTGGTCATGCGAACTCTGGATTCATACAAGCAAACGCTGCATATACATCACAGAATGCAACTGGTCAATATGCCAATGCTGCTTTCATTCGTGCTAATAACTCACTGAATGCAAACGTTGGTGGTAATGTTACTGGTGAAGTTGTCATCATTGGTAATCTTACATCCAACACACTGACAACAACAGGTTCGAATGGTAGCATCTCTGGTGCTAATGCCATCTTTACCAACTATATCTTTGCAGCAAATGGTAACGTAGATTTATACATCTACAGTTCTAACGCATATGCAAATGCCAACGCTGCTTTGGCCAAAGCGAATGCCGCCTTTGCAAATGCCAATGGTGCATTTACTGCTGCGAACTTATCTTACAATCACGCAAACTCCGGTTATCAAAGTCAGAATGCAACTGGTCAATATGCTAATGCCGCATTCATTCGTGCCAACAATTCGTTAGACGCAAACGTTGGTGGAATAGTCACAGGTAATGTAACAGTCACACAGAATCTTACTGTTACTGGAAACATATCTGTTAGTGGAAATTTATTTACATCTATTCCCGCAAATGGAAATACGTCAGCATATGCGACAAAGTATCTTGTAGAATATAATCCTGTTTCAAGAGAATTTTCATATTCTAGTACGCCTAATGCTTCTAATCCTTACATAACAGGATATAGTTCTGAGATTCATGTTAGTCCTGTTGCATTTAATGATAGTGGTAAAGGTACAATTGGTGATCCAGTAAAAACAATTGCCAGAGCAAAAGAATTATTGGCTCTTGCATTTGAAACTACTGCTGTTGGTCAAAGAAAAACAATCATTTTACATCCAGGTGATTATGCCGAAGATGTGACCATTGATACACAATTTACCGTATTAACATCACATGAACTAGTAGGTAAATCTACAACGCTTTCTGGCACTTTAACTCTTGCAACAGGTTGTACCGTTGACGGTCTGAAGATGACCAATCTTGTTATTAGTGCCACAGCAGCAAACGGAACAGTAGATTTAATTGGTTGTACTGTAACTACAGCAGTAACAAAAACATCATCTGCATACACCGTTCTTAGGGGTTGCGATTTATCTTCTGCAACATTAAGTGTTACTGGTGCTGGTAACACAATTTTGATTGGAGGTAACTATGGTACTCTTACTGTAAATAATGTTTCTGCTGGAGTCTTGGCTAAAGCAGTAATTACGATGGGTCCAATCACTCTGACAGCAGGAACATTACAGATTGCTGATACGATTGTTTATTCGGCCACTAATTCATCTAATGCTATAACTCAAAGTGTTGGGTCAGTATTAACATTAAATAACAGTCAGATATTAATACCTGCTTTAACTAATGTAGCAAGAGTAAATTTAGGTGGATTTTATTCCATTCTTCATTCTGTTTATGATAAACCAAATTCTACATTATCTGGCACATCATTAAATGCTATTTCATATAGTCAATATATTAATGCTGATAAGGTAACACTATCATCTGGAGGAAGTTTAGTATTTCCAGATTCAACGATACAGATAACAGCGGCTGCGCCATACGCATATTCAAATGCTGCATATGCACAAGCAAACTCTGGATTCATCCAAGCAAATGCTGCGTTTGTTCACGCAAACTCAGCATACCAAAGTCAGAATGCAACTGGACAATATGCTAATGCTGCATTCCTTCGTGCAAATAATTCATTAGATGCAAACAATGGTGGTACTGTTACGGGTAATGTAACAATCACACAGAACCTTATTGTTTTGCGTGATACCACTGTTTCGGGAAATCTTTTTGTTCTAGGTAATACATTCTCAATCAATGCGGGTTCATTGGTTTCTAATGATACATTATTCATTTTAGGAACAGGTAACTACACTGCTGATGTTTTAGATATTGGTTTTGCTTCACATTATAATGATGGTGTAAATGCTCATACGGGTTTAATTCGTGATTCTGGCACAAAAGAATGGCAACTATTTAAAGGTTACACGCCTGAGATTTCTGCAAACAATAACATTGATATCAATCATCCTTCATTTCAGATTGATACACTGAATGCAAATCTTCATGCAACATATGTACTAACCAAAAACATTGACTTACTTCCGTATGCCAATTCGATATATGATAAGACGAATGCTGCATTCAACTCTGCGAACTC